CTTGGATCCCACACCAATCATTGATATACTAGATAAGCCACCAATTCCAAACACTTAAGGAAACTCATGAGTGCATCAAGTAGGACCGTCGACTTCACCAACGTGAAGGACGGGGGACTATTCAACCGCAGCCGCATCCCTGCTGGGGATTACGCGGCCAAGATCATCAAGGTCGAGGATGCTGAGGCCAAGGACGAGACATTCCAGTACCTCTTCACCATCCAGATCCTGAAGCGCCCGAGTTCGAAGCTGCCGTACTACTGCAAGCTCGTCGACAACCAGCTCTGGAAGCTGCGCAACCTCCTCATCGCTGCCGGCAAGACTGTGCCGAAGTCGAAGCAGAAGGTCGATGTCAACCAGCTCGTCAACAAGATCATCGGTGTGACCATCGAGGATGACGAGTACGATGGCAAGGAGCAGTCGACCATCTCGGGCGTCTTCCCTGCGGCAGAGCTGGCTGGCGAGGGCGATGACGACGACGATGTCGTTGAGGACGAGCCGACAGAGGATGACGACGACTCGCTCGACGACCTCGATGATTCGGCAACCTCGGACGATGACGAGGACGAAGAGCCCGAAGAGGAGCCGGAGCCTGAGGTCGACCCGTTCGACCCCGCGACCCGTACGCCTCTGAAGGCAGCGATCAAGAAGCTGCAGCCGGACTTCGTCGCCAAGAAGTCGCAGACCAATGCGGATCTGCAGACCCTGCTCGACAGCCTGAGCAAGCCGAAGGCCAAGGCAGCCACCAAGAAGAAGGCTGCTGAGGTCACCGACGACGAGCTGGAGGAGCTCGACCTCGACGCCCTGTAATGCGCTAGCAGGGTACGCTTGGTGCCCCTCGAGAATCGTTCATCGAGACACTCGAGGGGCATCATGCTGTGTGATGTCCTTGCTTATTCAGGGTCTTGTGATATAGGATATAACTGTAGAAAGGAGGGGGACAATGAGTCAACCAGAATCACGACTATCGCGGAAGATCATGGAAGCCCTCCGTCTGGAAGGCTACTTCTGCTTCAAGGTGCACGGCTCAGAGTACATGATGGCCGGACTACCCGACATCATCGTATGTGCCGAGGGTCGCTTCATCGGTTTGGAAACCAAGATGCCCCAGTCACGGGACAATGTTTCACCATCACAGCGAGTTGTCCATAGTAAGATTGAGAATGCCGGCGGCACCGCAAAGGTTGTCTGTTCACCTGAGGAGGCGCTCAATGTTGTACGCGCAGCAATCGATGATGACAATATCTGAGGCACGCACGGAGCAACCCAGCCCCGATTGGGACTATCTTCTGCTTCGGCTGCAATGGCGCAAATCGTTGAGCGATGTAGATGTCAGAGCGCTCGCCTATGAGTATCGAATCTCTCTCGGCCAGAAGCCAAACAAACGAACTGAACCCGTAAAGGATTGCGGGGATACATGCTTGAACGATGCGTGGGAAGAGTATATCGAACGATTCGGTGGTACCCCTCACACAGAGTTCGTAAAGAAAGCCTCATCGCTTAAGAGTCGCCGTAGGAGGCCGAAGTATCGCTGATGCATAATCGATCAAGCGAGCTGATATCGGCGATTAGGGAGCAACCTCGAGCTCTCTACAGTACGCCTGATATGATGCAATCATGCGCCGGCGCGACTGGGAAAACCTACTCGTAAGAGTTACCAAACTTGAGAGTCAAGCCGCTCAAGTGAAATGGTGGCATGTGGCCTCAGGAATAGCTGCGATCCTCGGCGCAATTCTAGCCTTGTTCACCCTTATCTCCATCCTCAATCACTTAGCGTCGTTCTCATGACACACCAAGAAACCCCCTCCGAAGAGGGGGCTCCTGGTAGAGGTCAGTCGTCGAGTTCGAGATCCTCGTCGTCCAGCTCCTCGATGTCGAGCTCTTCGACCTCCTCGATCTCCTCGACCTCGGCGATCTTCGCTGCCTTGCTGCCGCGCTTACGGCCCGTGCCAGCAGCACCCCGGGAAGCGCCGCGCGATGCGTGGCCGGCCTTCCAGGCGTCGAACTCGGCCTTGATCTGGGGCACGTCCTCGGCAGCGAACTCGTACCGGCCACCCGAACCGACCGGCTCGACTGTCGATGCGGTGCTGCGGAAGAACTGGCGCAGCGTCTTGGCCTCGGTGCCCAGCACCGTCGCGACCTGCTTGGCAGCGAGGGTCTCGCCCTCACCTTCGGCAGTCGGCTTCTTGGCAGCGCGCGACTTCTTGGGGGCCGGCTCGGGCTCATCCGCCTCGATGTCGTCCTCCTCCTCGTCGTCGGCCTCGTCGTCTTCGAGTTCGTCGTCGTCTTCCTCGTCCTCGTCGACCTCGACCTCGAGAAGTGCAGCGCGGTAGTCGCCGACCCTCCAGTCGTCGTCGGCCTCGAGACCCTCCTCCTCGAGCAGCTCCTTGAGCTCAGCGAGGTTCTTCTTGGTCAGCTCGGCCTTGGTGAACTTGGCTTCCGCCATGATCGTCTCCTTGTGTCATTTTGGTGGTCAGCCCTTTGGAGGGCATAAGTAGACTATATGCCTTTGCTTTGCTCTTGTCAAGGCACATCGGCGATTAATTTGGCTGAGTGACTTCCGGCTCGCACTCAGCATCATAGTTTGCCGTTGTCAAGTGCTCCCCGCACGCGAAACATATAAGGGCGGAGTCATCCGCGGCTAAAGATTCAGCGAGGTCAGTAGTAAAGGTGTGGAGAGTGCCATCACCCTGGGCTTCAATCTCAATCGGTGTATAGGTGAGATTAACCCACATGTGCTTAGTCATGCTACCTTCATCCGATTCGTATCCCAACCCTGATGTGTTGCTGGGTGCCTTAGGTTAACTAGCGACTCACTAGCGCCGCAAATTCCACACCTGAGCAGGGTGGGGTCGACCATGGGGCCAACGCCGCCTGTTCGCTGCTTGGTCATAGCGGGATGCCACTCGAAGTAGGAGAAGACTGTAGGACGTCGGCAGTAGGGGCACCAATAGTGAATCGGCATATCCCCGTCAAGCTGAGGCTTCCAGACGATGGTGCGAATCATCGGCACCTTCTTACCCCTGACGATGTCGAACTTGTTCTTCACCCGAACTTGGCGCATAGGCGGCTGCCAATCATATCCGGGGCAGTTAATCACGGCATCCTTGACATGAGGCAACACCTTTTTCAATGCCATGAACGCCTCACGGTAGGTACCGAATCGACGGGTGCGCCACTGCGTTTCGCCTTCTCGAAGCACCATGAGCTTCCATGGCAGCGAGGCTTTCCGAATGTGAGGGGGCAACTTCGGGATAGCGAGGAAGTACTTCTTGTACCACTCATCCTCCAGCAGCTCCCTCAGTGTGATCATGTTTGGCATGGATCTCCCATCGCGAGCAATATATTTACTACTACCTTATGCGACGAGAGCATTCCCTGTCAAGGCGGGAGGGCACATGCTCAACATGATTGACGAGGCATAACCTATCGCATATGATCGATGCATAGCCATCGCTGCAAGACGCAACAGCCGAGGCAAAGCTGACGTACGCAAGACGAAACAGGGAACGAAACAACAATGGCAGATTCAGACCTGGAGATAGGCCGAAAGATCGGCATCGCAGAGGGCCGCGAGGCTATGAAGAAGGAGATCCTCACTCATCTTGAGCGGAAGTACATGGATCCCAATATCTCGGTGACCGACCCATCAATGCAGGCGGTGCTGGTTCTCGCCAAGGAGATAAGCGAGACATTCAGTGCCGAGTAGTAGATCGAATCGAGTTCGATGAACATGGTCGTATCGTGGTTCCCAAACCCAAGAAGGCAGTCGTGAGGTTCCCAACAGAAGAAGAGTATGCCAAGGGCATCACAATCATCCCGCGCGAGCAGCGACTGAAGGAGGCCAAGAATGGTTGATCGACCCCCCTCAGATCTGCCCGCTGAAGGTGAGAAGGAAGTCCGAGACTGGCATCCAGATGAACAGCCCACTGATGATGGGCCGGTCAACACCCATTTCACCGAGGCTCAAGCCAACTCGTTGCAAATGTACATCCATCAGATCAAGAACATGCTAGGCCTTCGAGAATGGGATATCTTCCTTACCACTGCTGCAGCCAGTGACCAGGTCAATGCCTCGATTCATCCAGTGTATGGTCGACACCTCGCCGCGTTGTCAGTGAACAAAGACTGGTTCACTTACTCCCTTGAGGTTCAGCGCAACACAATCGTGCATGAGATACTGCACGTCATACACAATCGTCAAACCGAAGTTATCCGGACAACTCGCCAACTGGATTCGGTGTGGGTCACATTCGAGCGAGAAACGGAACTGATGGTAGACTTCCTAGCAACTCAATTGGAAATCTTCTTCCCCCTGCCTGAGCAGGTGACTGATGGTAACTAGAGCTGAAGTCGAGAAGTCGCTACGCATCATCTCTCAGTCGTGGGGGCGAAAGCAGACTGGTTATGCGTTCTTCCCATGGATCGATAGGGAGAAACAGCTCAGGACAGGTAAGCGACGAGTCGGGTTCAATGAGGGTCCCGCCTTTGTATGGCCTCGAGACCGAGAAGCCATCATTGATCATTTACTCTCCCACACCCAGCATGACATGTACTGGTCGACCAACCTCTTCGAGTATCCCATGCGTCGTGAAGATGTGGCGATGGATGAGCACGCTCTCTGGGCGGACCTCGATGAAGTAGACCCCAGTACCCTCGACGAGTATCCCCCGACAGTCGCCTGGGAGAGCTCGCCTGGCCACTATCAGGCACTCTGGGTTGCACAATCGGGAGACTTCCAGGGAGCATCCTGGCCTGGTAACGAGAACCAGCGCATGACATACATGATCGGCGCTGACCCCTCGGGCTGGGATACAACACAGTTGCTGCGCATACCGGGCTGGGAGAATCACAAGCCAGAGTATCGCCGACCGGATGGTACATACCCTCAGGGAAAGTTGCTCTGGTATGATGGGCCCCGATATAACCCCGGAGACTTCGCGAATCTGCCAGAGGTTACGGGTGCAGTAGATCAATCAGTTACTGAGGCGCTCAGTTCTGACATAGATAACGTTGATCGACTGGCGACCATCGCCCGTATCAATCTGAAGCTGAACCACCGAGCAAGGGAGTTGCTGAATGCCCGAGAAGCATCTGGGGACAAGTCCGATCAGCTCTGGTATCTCATACGGTGCCTTGCTGATGTCGGCCTCAGTACCGCCGAAATCGTTTCAGTCGTACGAGAGACTGTTTGGAATAAGTTCCGGGACCGTCATGACGAGCTACGACGACTCATTGCAGAAGCGAGCAAGGCGATTGCAAAGAGGAGCGACGAGGTTACAGCGCAACTCGAGCAAGAGGGTGGTTCTTCCGAAGTCGAACGCCCGGCCCCGCATCGCCTCGGCTTCCTCCTCAAGAACATTAAGAAGCCGAAGTATCTTGTTCAGGGAGTTCTTACAGAAGGCGCCTGTGGTTTCATCGCCGGTGAACCCAAGTGCTATAAGTCCTGGGTCGGGCTTGACCTCGCTCTATCCGTTGCAACCGGGGCAGATTTTCTTGGCGCCTTCCGCATTCAGAATCCTGGGCCGGTCCTTTACATTCAGGAAGAGGACCCTGCGCCTACTCTCAAGAACCGCTCGGCCAAAATCTGGGTCCACAAGAGTACGGATAAGTTCGAGCTCATCCATAATGAGGAGGAAGCCGGCCTCTACTGGCTACCACCTGAGCAAGACGAAGCTTTCGATCCCGATGTCAACGCGTACATCCAGCAAGGTCTTGTTATCAGTGACGAAGCTTGGCAAATCTGGCTGGACGAGACGCTCGCGGCAGGTATGGATGGCGAGCCTTACCGGCTCCTCATTATCGATACACTGATGATGACCGCGGGTGAGGTTGACGAGAACCGCTCGCAGGAAATGACCACGAAGATCTTCAAACCACTCAAGGTATTGTCGAGGAAACACAATGTTGCAATCCAAGTCATCCACCACATGGGTAAATCAGAGCGGGCTCGTCCAGGTCAGCGGATGCTCGGAGCTGTCGCCAACCATGCATGGGCAGAGGATTCAATCTACCTCTCAAGGTCTGGTCTGGCCGACATCAGAATGGATCTTGAGTCTAAGACCATCCCCGCCACAACCTACCGCATGAGTGAAATCAATAACACTGGCTGGACTCCCATAATTGCCCCCTGGCGTGTGGAGGAACAAGAACTTGAGGAGGCCCCCTCCACACCGAGCCCGCGTAGTCGGGGCCGTATGGGTACCAACCCGATCGTGGCCGCGCTCAAAGAGTCGGCAACAGGGATGACTACGAATGAGCTAGCGGTAGTGACTGGCAAGGATCGCAGCACAGTACACAAGCAAGCCGCTCGGCTTCTCGATAACGGTTTGTTAGAGCGAGTTCAATTGCCCTCAGGGTCTAATATCTGGATCATCGCCAAATAAAACTCAATACCGTCAAGCAATCATTTATCATGTCGCGCATTTAGAGCGATTAGGAAGCGATCCCAGGGCCGATAGGAATATAACTCGCAATGCATCGCGCATGATTGACTCAATCACAAATAAGGAGACGAAAATGACAGGACGACCATCGGATCAGATAAAGGAGATTCGATCATACACAGTTCACTTCAAGGCCGGACTTGGCTGGTTCATCAAGTCAAGTCACTGGCAGCCGGGTTACTCACCCGCACATAAGGCCACAGAGGCGGAGGCCCTCGACTATGCAGTAGAGGCTGCAGAGCACGAGATGATCGAGGCCCAGGCAAAGGTAGTCGCGCTGCATACGCTGCGTGCAGAAATAATGGCAGGAGCAAGCTAATGGATATGTTCATCGACCAGATCAAGCAGTGGCTAGAGTCACAGCTAGAGACCGCCACCGAACAGGGCGGCAACGAGATTCTGCCGGGGGTGCATGTAGAAGAAATCGACCCAGCTGATGACTTCGAGACGCTATCGTGCATCTTGAGCAATGGCACCCAGCTCTACTTCACGGTCAAGTACAGGAGATTTGAATGAGGAAATACCAAACCCCCTGGTGGTACAAAGTTAGTTGGCGATGCCGCCTTATGGGCCACCAGTGGTATAAAGGCCAGGCCTCGTGGTCATGTATGCGCGCTGGGTGTAATGTGGTGATCGCTGCATCAGGAGGCCATGATGACCAGAGATGAGCTTGTCGCTCTCATTAAGGCTCACCCTGTACACCAGTTTTGGTGCGATGGCTGCGGGCGTAGCGTAGGCCGCCGAGAGGAGCACCTAGCAGATGTCATTATGCCCGAGGGTGTGGAATATCTGCTCGAGGCGAGGGTCTTGTGATCGACAATTGTCCCAGGCCTAGCCATGCTGGCTATACGGGGGGCTGTCTCTGCTATGGCTGTTTAGATGCCGCTAATGCCTATATGCGGGAATATCGGGCCCGGCGTAGGGCTGCGGGTTATATCAGGGGCAAGCAATTACTAACGGCCATCTCTCTCGCGCGCGTTAATAAGCACGCGCCTTAATGTAGGATGATAGCTCATCTTCGATGAGCATATCCTTAACATATAAACGAAACAACTACAGTCCCTGTTGATGCAACGTGAAGTTTGTTAACCTTTGACAGATTTAGAAAACATGATAGCATAGCCTCATGGAACGCTATGAGATTCGATTGGTCATTGAGACCGACGTGGAAATTGAAAAAGTTGAGAGTTTACTAAACTCGATTGGCAATTCGGGTAAGGTGATTTTGAAGAGTTTATATTCTCGAAGAGTCAGGCCACCGGGACGACCTGACGAGATGAGGCAAGAAGTAATCGACTTTCTGAAATCTGATAAGAAAGCGCGTTCCGCGCTACAGATTTCTCGAAAGATTGATCGGCCGCAGACATCACTTTATAGAATCCTTAATTCGCTTGCTGCTGCAGAACAAGTAAGCAAGTGGTATGATGCCAGGTGGAGGACTCATCGATATCAGTGGATAGAATCGCCCTAACAATCCCGATAGTACCTGCGTGCAATCGCTCGCTTACCCCCTCCGGGGGCTCGCGCTCACACACAAGAACCGGGTACTAAACTTAGGGCTAGACGGTGAAGCCAGGGCTGGAGAGAGGGCTAAGGGAAAGAGACTGGGGGGAGCACTGGGGCTATATAGAGGGCTGGGTAGATGACAGAGGCCGGAGGGAGCACGCGCGTGAATGAGATCCTGAGAGACATTGAACTTACAAATGAGAACGTTCAGGTTAGGGCAAGGGAATTGGGTTGGCATGGAGCTGGATCAGTAGCAGATGCTTGGTGTTTTCTGAGAAGGATTCGGGTAATTCCGAAGGATGACTTTGGGAAATGAGTCGACCTGGAGGGTGGGATTCTTGTTAGGTTTGGGTGGTCTTCCGAGTTTAGGGTGACTGGGTAGTGGGATGCTTGGATTGAGCGAATGGATGATGCCGGATACTACGTTCGGGGTTTGGGTTTAAACCAAGACTCTGTGTTGGACCTTCGAGAATTTCCGGTGGTTCACACTGACCGTGTCTAGAGAAGACCGTTCTCCTCCAATTTATTTCCCATCACTCGGCCGAGCTCAGAGTAAGACGGGTTTATCGGGGAATTTTGTGAGTTTTGGTTCAAGTTTGGTCGTCACCGTGCCCGCGCGCAGCGCGCATGGGACTACGGGTAAGGGTTGGAGTCCCAATTTAAGTGGATATATCTTCTCTCTACACACCCCTAACAAACCCCCGACCCTCGGAAGTTCCTTCGAAGAAGCTGTCCGAGGACGGACGCGTTATATCGCGTCTGAGTGTCGGAGTTTCGTTCGAAGAACCCGATATATCGCGTTCGATAAGTTGCCGGCGGCAACAAAGTCCGAGTGTCGGTGTTTCGTTCGGGAAGTATGTTCGATCCGTCGAGTCGAAACTTCGAACATTTCTGTCGGTTCTGAGGGGGCAGGGATCGAGCAGATAGCTAGCTATCTGGGGCGGTGCCACGGCGTCAGGAGCGATCCTCGCACGCGGTCGTCGGTCATACCACACCCCGCGCTCGAGGGCAAGGCGGCGCGCCGGTGTTGTACGAAGTCACAAAAAATTTGTGATAGTCACAAATTGCCCCCTCATGCCTTCGTCAGGGGGCGATGCATGATATTGTAGTTATATGACCGAATCGATGACCCGCTCGCAAAGGGCGACGGGCGCGCTCGGCATGATCACTGAGGAGTGATTGAAATGGCCACCATCAACATCGCGGAGCTCGCGACCACGCTCGACGCCTCGCCGCGCGAGGTGCGCAAGTTCCTCCGCTCGGTCACCCCGACCGACGAGCAGCCCGGCAAGGGCGGCCGCTGGCAGATCGAGAAGCGCGCGGTGCGCTCGCTCGCGAAGCAGTTCGCGGAGTACGCCGCCGCCCGCACGCCCGAGACGCCCGCCGACGACGAGCCCGAGGGCGACGCCCCCGCGACCGACTGACGCCGCGCCGCTGCTGCCCCCTCTCGAGGGGGTGGCAGTGGGGTGTGTGTCGTGTGTTTGTCAAGGAGAAAGTTTGTTCGACTGGGGAACGGGACGAGATCAAACAGTGTCGGCGTTTCGTCCACCGCAACGCGCTCGCGTAGAACGCTCCGTGAGGGGGCAGCGTACGCCGTAGATAGCTAGCTATCTGCTGTGACCCCACAGCGCCATACGGCCGCGTACGCCGACACGCCCCTGCGGCCCGCTCGAGGGCGGGGTGTGGAGAGGGCAAACTGTTTCGGGCGTATACTACCCGAATGGTACGCGGTATGCTTTCCGCAGTGGTCGCTGTATTGCGTCGTATGCGTGCATTCCCTGCTCGAGCAATTCCGCCGCCACTTCGTGGGTCATTGTGACCACCACTTCTTGCTCATCTTCGGTCACGAATGTGAACTCGATGGCGTGTATTGTGCCGGCGTAATGAGCATATACTGCCCGGGCGCTACTCGCAGTTGTCGCGTTGATTGTCGCAATCCGTGCGGGCTTCTTTCGTGCCATTGCATTCCTCCTTTGTGTAGCATCGATATATCGATCATATCATGCATTGGCGCGCTGGAGAAGTCCGTGCAAACACCGAGAATGACGGAGTTCAAACACCGCCTTGACGGGAATATATGGCTTTGGTAGCATTGGTATATGACGAACATGACGCGGGCAGAGTACCGCCAGAACCAAGAATTCCGGGGCGAACGAGCGGAAGACGAAATTCCGTTCGGGAGTCACTACGCCAACGCATTGGCGTTCATCGTTGACACTCTCGCGGACGACGACGAATTGCCAGTACAGAACACCAGCGACTTCGAGAATGCCCTCGACCCCGACACCATTATGGAGTTCGCGGAGATGTACAACTTTACCATTCCGGCATTCCGCCAGGCAATGGAGGCATTCCAGCGGGCGGTGATCACGGAAACGACGAACCCGCACTGGCAAGGGTGATGCTCTGAGGCGGTCCCTGCGGCCGTCTGAGGGCGTAAAATTGTGAGGGGATAGCTAGCTATCTTGGCGACGCCCGACGGGCTCACACACGACCTAGCGCCCCCTGGCGGGGGCGGGTCGGGTTCAAGTGTCGTGTGATGGGAAGTAAGCGCGGATCGTCGCGCATTCGGGGTCGTCGTCGTCGAAGCATGCGGCGTAGTCGCAGTGATGCATGGGGCAGAGCGAGTTGTCGAGGCGGAGCATCGAGAGAAAGTGGATCGAGAAGCGATCGGCGCGGAGCGCGTCGAGGTGGGCAGCGATGTCGAGCATCAGCGCCTCGGGGTCGAGGTCATCAATGTCGTAGTTGTCGCGGTAGTAATCGAGTTCGAAGGTGGTTTCGTCGATGCAGTCATCGTCGTCGAGCATGAGCATGTCGCGGAGCATGGCGTCGGCGATGTCGTGCGCGTCGTCGTCGCGGAGCGAGTCGGTCGAGCAGTCGGGCGTGTGCGTGATGAGCGCCAGAAGCGCGGTGCGGTGGTTCGTCATAAGACGATCATACCATGCGCGCGAGCGGGGTCGCAAGGCGATAGAGCGATCTTGCCCTTATTGAGAACCATTATCAATTAGGCGATGTTGGCGATCATGCCTTGCGGTGGTCGACGGGGGCATGGTAAGATCGTCATATGACGAACAACAACCCCACCACCCGCCCCGCCATCATCGTGACCGCTGACATGGTCGACGCGCTCGAAGCTGACTTCCGCGCACAGATCGAGCAGTCGCACATCGATGCCGCCATCGCTCGCAAGAGCGACCAGCTCTCATCCGCCCTCGGGCTCGACGCTGCTGCCGCATGGTCGACCCGCCGCTTCCGCTAAGGGGAATCGACATGAACACCAACCCGCTCCACACCACGCCCATGCTCGAGGGGGCGACCCTCGGGCAGCGACTCGAAGCGCGCGAACTCGGCGCCACCGACCGCGCCGCAGGGCGCGCCCAGCGCGATTCCCACTCCCTCATGCTCATGCTCGGGGTCGACTCGCGCACGACATACGGGCTGTACGCCGCCGCATATCAGGGGAGGGGGTGACACTAAGTTGCTGGGGGCAACTTATCAAACTGCCTTGACAAGCACTGCCCCCAGCCCTTAGTATCTAAATATGACGAACAACACCAACCGCCTCACCGCCTCCGACATCGCGCGCATCGCCGCCGCGATCCGCACTCCGAACTTCGACCCCGCGACGAAGTCGGCTGCCCGCCGCACCACCCGCACCCGCAAGAACATCCGCTGAGAGGAAACGACGATGACCATCGAACAGCTGCCCTGGACCCCGCCGAAGGTCGCCCCCACCTACCCGTCCGAGGGCGAGGTGATCCGCCACCTCGTCGAGGACGAGGGATATACCGCGACCGAAGCCACCGACATGATCAACTCGATCTACGCCGAGTGGGGCGCACAGATCCTCCTCACCTTCGACCAGTGGGAGATTGAAATCATGCGGCAGGTGAACCGCTGATGGACTCCCTCGAGAACCTCGACACCGACCGCACCTGGATCGCCCCGCGTCAGCGGTTGACCATCCACTGGACGAGGATCTGGGCCGCGCTCGCAGTCGGCGCCCTCCTCGGAGTGCTCGCCTGCTGGGCGGTGGTCATTGCCACCGACGAGCCCGACCCGCGCGACTGCCCTGAGACCGTGACCGTCGAGTACGACGACGCCGGCCACTCCTACTGGTTCTGCGACGGGTAGGCTCTAGACCGCCAGGCCCCCTCCAGTTCGTCATATCTGGGAGGGGGCGCTGGTGAGCGTAGGAAGCGGCAGGAGTTGCCCAGATAGCTAGCTATCCACGTCAACGCTGGGGCGCCACGGACGCTTCTGTCACGCGAGCTTCCCTCGAGCAATGTTTGACGAGACCTTGGGTCCAGCGCTCGCGGCATGGTAAGATGTAAGCATGACGAACTACTACGACGAGGATCTCGAGCTCGAGGCGTCAGCCCGCTCGCGGTCAATCACGATGACATGCGATGTCTGCGGTTTCACTGCCGTCGATGACGCGCCTCTGATGGCGAACCACTCATGCGAAGTCCAGCTCGGCGGGGGACGGTGCGAGGACTACCCTTGCTGCGGTCACGAAGCCGGCGACTGCAACGGCCTCCGCTATGGGTCCGACGAGAAGATCAAGTCGATGGTCTACGAAGCGATCCGCAACGGATGGGACATCGACGAGATGATGGGAGACTACTGATGGCTACTGCAACAATCAACATCGACCAGGTGCTCGAGCCGGGGGACCAGTTCATGGATTTCCGGGGTGATGTCTGGATCTTCCGCTCGGTGACCCGACTGCCGAGGTTCGGACGCTCAGGGAAGGTCTCGGTCATCGACCTTCGAGATGGATCCCGCCGCGACTTCTACGACTCGGTCTTCCCGGGGTTGGTGATCACCGAGGACTGAGACTCGAGGCTCGGGCTCCGCGAGGAGCTCGGGCTTCAGAGCGTTCCTGAGGCGTTGGTGTGGAGGGCAGATAGCTAGCTATCTCCTCGCTCGCCACCGGCTCAAACAGCCTCAAAAAAAGTTCGCCAGAGCCTAGGGACTAGCGGGCCCGCCTTGGTATGATTGTCTTATGACGAACACGACCCGCCCCATCATCACCGCCGACATGGTTGCCGAGCTCGAGGCCAAGTTCCTCGCCGACATCGAGCAGAGCAAGACCGACGCTGCCATCGCCCGCCAGTCCGACCGCCTCGCGCTCGCACTCGGCCAGGACCCCGCCCGCCGCTGGGCCAACCGCTAAGGAGAAGGAATCATGACCACCAACACCCCGACCACGAAGTCCGCCCGCCAGGTCTTCGATGACATGATCGACCGCCTTGGCATCGAGGCCGCCCGACTCAAGCTCGCTCTGCAGGACCCCGAGCTGGTCGACTACAACGAGCTCAACGAACTCCGCGAGCAGTACCTCACCGTTGAGGGCAAGATCTGGGGTCTCAACTTTGCCTCCAACGAGATGCTCGCCCGAGAGGAGGGGTTCTGATGGGAACTCGCGACCACCGCAACTGGACCAAGGGCTACCAGGAGGCTCTGGTCGACATCGCTGACAAGATCAACGAAGGTGGGATGGAGGCTGCCATTGAGTGGATCCGCGACAATGGCGATGCCGCCACCCGGCAGCATGCCGAAGACCTGATGCTCTGGGTCGACTGACCTATGGACATCGACCTCGAGTATGGTAGGATCTAAGCATGACGAACCACACGCTCTGCACCCACCCTGCCACCAAAGCGGGCCGCGCCAAGTGCCGCCGCGAGAACATCGCCCCGGCCACAGCCGCGCTCGCGGAAGCCAAGAAGTTCTGGACCATGGGGTACCGCCACTCGATCCAGACCCACCGCAACCCGGCGATGGACTACCTCGACTACTGGGACAGCAAGTACACCGGGCACGAGTTCTACAACGACTTCCTCGACGGCTGGACCTTTGCCGCCAGCGATGACCCGGAGTACGACTTCGGTCCCACCAACCCGCGCTATAGGGAGGTGATATGATGAGTGCCATGACCAAGACGCGAATCCCTTGGAGGGAGCAGGTCCTTCTATCCATGGAGGAGTCCGCCCTCAAGAAGGCGGCCCGCAAGCACCGCCCGGCCACGATCCGACTGACTAAGATCCACCACATGATCTGGTTCCGAGACCGGGGATGGGTAGTGGAGTCCCACACCCCACGGTCGTACGCAACAGGCGACGAGTGGATGATGTCCAAGAGGCTGTCCTAGAACCGGCTCTGCAGGAGCTCTTATAGGGGGAGTCCTTACAGGGGGAGTCCTTACAGGGGCATCTATAGGGGGGCCAGGGATAGGGGGGTATGGGTATAGGGGTGCCTGCACAGTTGCTCCTATAGGGGTATCCCTGCAGTATCCCTCCTCCTGATGATCCTTCCTTCTTCAATGATCCTCCTTCCTTCCCTCCTTGCATCTTCCTTGCATGATGATCCGATCAAGAATCTTCCCGCATGATGATCCCTCCTCCCTCCATCTTGCTTCCTCTCTTCTTTCCGAATCGATCGATCCTCTTCCCTCCCAGTCTCCTCCTTGTTGGTGTCTCGACCGTCCTCGCTGCTTTAGTGTCCTGCGCCTAAAGTGGTCTCAACCCCCCCGGTGTCTATAGTGGTCTCAGTCCGCCGGGGTGATCTCCACCGTTCTACGTGCTGACTCTAGCGACTTTTCCCAAATTCCCCTACCACGTCCATCAAAAGCCTGTCCGAGTAGTTGAAGCATGCCTACCACTGCATAAACTCCAAGCAATCCCGCTATTGACAACTCAAACCATAGTCGATAGCATTGCTACATGACAAATCCGACAAGCGCTCATGCGCAGCTAGATCAGGTGACGAAGGAGTACCTCGACGCAACCTTCGAGATGCACGCCGTCACCAACGGTCTCACCGTCTCTCGCCTCTATGAACTCGCAGAGCGCACCGAACATCTCTCCGAAAGTGAACTCGAGACCAACTTCAGTGAGGTATGGTCAGAGTTCAAGGAGATTCTCGGCGACGAACATCCCATCGTCTTCCTGATGAGGCTCAATGCCCTGGATCACCGGTATTCTCGAGCGCGACAGCGATACTGCGAGATTCGCAAGCTGATGACTGATCTGGGAGCGCTGTAATGGGCCTCTACCCGAGAACTGACTTCTCGATGAACGACCAGGGCCAACTGGTGCAGACATTTGACGACTTCTCTGGCGCCGTCAGGACGATTATCTACGTGCCGATCGTGGAGTTCGTGACCCGCACAGATTGCTTCTGCTGCAGCTGTGGCGACCCCGAGGGCTCGGATCCTGCCTGCAGGAACCACGGGTTCGCGGCCAAGCGACCATGCGAGGAGCACGGCATGCCTGGCTCGGTGTGGGATGATGATGACACAATGCCTGACAGCGTACAGAAGGAGAGGGCGAGGCATGGATAGCACAATTAACGCCGATGCGGCGGTCGGGTCGCAAGAAACTGCTGACCGGATTGTCGAACTGCTGGAGCAGGCTGATGACCGGTTTGGTCGGTTCCGTCATGCTCAGCATGAGACTCAGAACTCGTATCACGACGATGCGGTCGAGCACATTCTGGAGGCGATGTATATGCACACCGCCGCGCAGACGCTTATGATCGCGGAAATCGGCAAGGTGCTGGCAATGACGCTTGGGTCGGGCAAGGACCTGGGCATATTGCTGGACAGGATCCACTACGATACTCGGCGATTCACCAGGGGATGATGACATGAGAACGCTAGTCGAGGAAATTGCTCATTTCTGGTCTGAGTGGACTGATGACGGGGCGCCGCTTCGTGAGCGCGGTATCTATCGCCTCGCGGCAGAGGACTTCGTTAAGAAGTTCGATGTCAAGGAGCGAGTTGCATCGCCACCGCCCGAAGTTACGCAGGCTGATGTTGATGGATTACGCGCCCGAATCGACGTGGCGTTGAGACTCTTCGAGGAATGCGATGTGGCGGGGTTCAAGTTCACCAAGCGTCCCGTCACCCTCAAACTCGCCGCCCTGCTCTGTGAGGCTCGCGCCGCACTCCCCGAACCGGTGAGCGATGAGTCATAAGCGAAAGATCATGTCACGACTCCAAGACAAGTTGCAACCTGGCGATATCGTGGGTATATCGCTGCCGGTGATTAGTCGACAGACGGGGTTGCAGACAGGCACTGTGATCGCTACTCGCGGGCAGGTTGTGAAGGTCTATCGTGAGGGTAGTCGCGGCAACTGGCGGGCGAAGGTGTACCCTGAGGATCCGGTGAAGTGGTTCAACCATACGGGGCACACTGACTGGCAGTATGTTCACATGCTGACGCTAATCTCGAGAGTCGATAAACCTCCTCGCCGGCGGTATCCATGAGGTGTCTATTTTGCCCTGCTAGAGTATTAATATGGGTTTGTGAGGATGGTGACCATGGGCTGTGCTTTTTATGCATGTGCTACTTCCAGCAGGTTATCGCCTTACCTAGCGAACATCATGTGTTTTACAACATGCGGCCCCTATAGGATTGCCTGAGAGGACTTATGATTAATGCAGCGCTACGCATAAGGTGCATCAGTGAGGAGTCGCTAGGAGCGATCCTGGAGCTGCTGGAGACAGAAAGTAATTGCGTGCATATCGATCAATGGAGGACGAATGAAGCGCCGAGATTCGGTACCAAAGCTCCCATCATCTACGGGGCCGATATTCCTAGGAGCAATCGACACCGGGCCAGTGCCGGCGACTGAACACGTGGGGTCGATATCTCTTATGCCTGAGGGGGTGGCTGAACCGCAGTATTTAATACGGCGAAACCGGGTGAGATGCACCTGGTGTGGAGCGACAAGGAAAACTCGAGCTAAGTACATTGCTCACTTTGAGAGGAGACATAATGGAACCGACGATAATGGTCTGTAACATCTGTAAGAAGGTAATTCAGGAGGAGGCGGTTGCTAAGGGCGATCCGGATCTCCCACACCGCCAACAGCCGTTCATGGCACCGTACGACGAGATCGGGGTGGCGATCATGCAGCAGCATCTCGTGAGCGATCACAAAGACAGCCTGTCGCCTAATCAGCTGGAGTCCTTGACAGGTAGCTAAGTAGTCTTATAGCATCGATATATGCCCCGCCGGGGCGCTAAGGAGAAACACATGGGTAAGCAGACTGAGAAGGCTGCAGTGGTCATGCCGAACGACAAGCGGAAGGCGGCCAACGCTGCTCGTATCGCTCGGATGACGGCGCGGAAGGACCGGAACCGTCAGGCGAACGAGACTCGGTATCTCGACAACAAGAACCGGGTGTATGACCTGGGGCTGGTGCCGGAGCGCAAGGAGAAGTCGGTCACGAAGTGGGTCAAGAAAAAGGGCAAGATGGTCGCTCAGACCAAGACGCGCGAGTACAACGAGCGCCCGAGCAAGACGCTACGGCGGTACAAGCGTCGGGGCATGATCCAGAAGCGGGTTGAGGCATGAGCAACCGACAGGCACGACGCGCACGCAAGCAGGCGGTCCAGAACGGCGACAAGGATCAGCAGTGGTACAAGGACCCGAAGCGACCGACGGGCACGTACACCAGCAAGCAGGACAAGCAGAAGCTGCGGGCGGCGGTGCGTAAGTTGCTCCGCGGCGAGACGGTGCCTAGCGATGACTGACACCGAACCTCAGGATATCCTGATTCCGTCAGCGCCAGATGCTGATCTGGTGTTGCCTGACGAGACACCTATGCCTGCTGATCTGGTTGCTCAAGCTAGGGAGCTTGGGTATCAGTTTGACCCATTTCATCAGCTCTGGGAGTGTGATGAGTGCGGATCGATGGTGAAGTCGGTTGAGAAGCATTCTGAATGGCATGCTTGGGTTCTAGGCAAGATCACGGTCCCGCGGCCTTGACACCTTGTCAAGGGACTGATATGATTACAGTGGTGGTCATACCATTTGCTGAGGCTGAACAACTAAAGACCTAGCCTTAGGAACTCGCGATGATGACAAGGCATTGCTCGAGATTGCTCCGGGGTAAAAGGGGGAAGTCATAATCCCGCGGGAGAACAGCCGGGGAGGGTGGGAACGGGAACCTCTCACCCCCCCGGCTTCTAAAACTACATAGTCGACCAGGCGACGATAAACAGCTCTTAGGCCTGGTGCGGTACGTGACTAGTCACATACATGAGAATGGCGATATCGCAACTCTTCATACCCTGGTGAGTCCCTGAAGTCGGTATCACTAGTATGCTAATAACTACATATTGCTCGAGGTTAAATGAGACCCCCTCGAGAGGTTCTAGGACAAAGGGTTCGGCATACCGTCGACGGACGTACTTGCCATTATGGGGAGCCAGCTGCTCCCATCCGTGAGGACCATCGCCCCGCTAGCCCAACGGCAGAGGCAGAGGACTTAAAATCCTTACAGTGTCAGTTCAAATCTGACGCGGGGTACGGTGAGGCAAATCACCACGGGACGGCACATCCCTGCGAGGCCCTCGGCACGTCTTAGAGCGACCGGGGGTCTTGCTTTGTTCAAGCGCCTTGACACTGGAATCGGGGTGCTATAGCATTGCTGCATGATGGATCGACGACACAGATGCAAGACGCCAACTTGGGCGAACACGTTTCGAGAACTTCCCTCCGACATCTGGGTCGTCCTCGGAGGCACACTCGCCATTGCAGTAACTTTGATTATCGTTGCCTTGACAATGTAGCTGAGTGTCGATAGCATTAATACGTAGGCAAATTGCCTCGGAAGGAGAAAGCATGAGGAAGTACATCGCAGCCGGTATCACCGCGCTGCTGGTGGCAGGGGGTTCCGCATTGTCGGCATTTCCTGCCGCGGCTGAGGTGGTCGAACCCGACCCCACACCCTACGTGCTTGTTGCGTGGGTCACGGGCGAACAGCCCGAGAACACATGGCCAGAAGGTGGTCAGAATCTGTTCACCTATGTCGAGACGGGTGAGACGAGCCTAGATCAGCTCGATGGTAAGCTCGATGCTTGCCTCGACTATCAGGTGGATCTCTACCTCGACGACGACACGACATGGTCGCTCATCAAGGGAGCCAAGCTCTATGGGCCGAACAACCCCGAAGAGCATCTCGCTTGGGAGGTTGTCAAGCAGCCGTGGAAGTACATTGACAACGACCAGAACTCGCAGTATTGTCAGCCAGTACCTGACGACGCTAAGTTCGATGTCGGCATCGTGCCGGCAACATGCGAGGCGGGCGAGATTCTGGAGTACGGTGAGGGCAACATCACCAATGCTACGTTCGATGCATCTTCCACACCTTCGGGTACTGAGGGTCCTGGTGACTTCTCGGTGAGTGCGACGGCGGACGAGGGCGCGGTATTCGTGGAGGGTACGGTCAATCCGATCACAGGATCGCTTGACGGGCCTAAGGGATACCAGGGCACTAACCCCGAAGCGGATTGCTACGTGGGGCCCGAGCAGCGAGTCGAGGTGCTAGAGGATCTGCCTTCGTGCACCGACCTGGATGTCACGATCACGACGAACTACTACGAGAGGCCTTACGGCGGCGAGGAAGTACTCGTCGACACGGTCATCACGACTCGCCCGGCGAACAATGAGGACTACAACGCTCTCGAGTGCGGCATCATTCCGGGCGATATCACAGCAGTCTGCATCGGAGATGTGCCTTACTTCTCCTACGATGTGACTGCCCCTCAAGAGGGGCCGTTGACCATCACCTGGCACCACCCGACTGACTCAACGCAGGACGTAGTCTGGACTGACTCGCCTCGTTCGGGACAGCGGCTCTGGCCAGGGGCAAGTGATGGTGATCCTCAGATGTGGCCCGGGTGGGCGCTGGTCGACGGGGAGTACGTCGCTACGCTCGGTAACTATGCCTGGACTCGCACGGGGGTCGAGGTGACCTTCTCGATCAACCCCGAGTATACGACTACGGTGGAGTATCCTGATGCCACCGCACTTTGCGCGAACCCGCCGGTGGAGGAGCCCCCTGCTCCGCCTGAGCTTGCGCGAACGGGAGGCCCGAACCCGACGGCGCCTCTCGGGTACGCTATCGCGGCACTTCTGACCGGTGGGCTCCTTGTGGGCCTCGGAATGATGCGACGCGCTGCGGCCAACAACTAAATAACCAGAGCCCCCGCTCAGTGATGCTACTCCTGGGCGGGGGTTCTTTGTGTATGGGCAATGCGCGTCAACGATCGATGCGTAAAAGGTCTGCCGATAGCTCATCTCTGAGAGTATCCGTAATCGCCTAATATATGTTCGCTCGCATGATAAGGTCACTTTAAGCATCGAGCGATTAGGGACAAACCTGATGCTCCTTGCGATTCTCGGCCATCGCGTGATATGGTCAGGTCATGGACATCCTTTGGGGCTTTATCTCTGCACTGCTGATCTTTACGGTCGTAGTTCTCTGGGGCCAGATCCGAGATTTGAAGACCGATATGCTCCGTATGCGTAGTGAGATTGCGTCTACAAGGCAGGCAAAGGTTAAGTCCTTCGTTCGCTCGACAGCCACTCCTGGTGTGGATGCTAGAGCGCGTACCACTCGCCGAGACACTGATGATCTGCCTCGAACTGGGCGGATGAGTCAGGGTGTACACAGAAAGAAGACCAATGCCCGCGAGCCAGATGACTATCGACTTCCGGACGACACCGGACCTGAGGCAACACAAGTCAGGTAACGTTCAGGGTGGTTTGCCTGAGCGGGATCGTCCGCGTACGGGAGATGGCAAGCTTCTGACACCGAAGCAGATCCGGGCTCGTGCTCGTCGTAAGGCAAAACGCCATGAGATGATGACTGAGCAGGAGATGGCTTACTTGTACGAGAAGCCGGTTGACGAGTGGGATATGACCGAACTTGCTCAGGGGCGACCCCGCAATAGCAAGGGTACGTTTACCGGGCCTAAGCCTAAGTGGATCACCGCAGAAACTCATGAGCTAGCGATGCAGCGATACACTGCAGCAGTTAAGACATCTATGCAGATGACCACGGTCGATGCCCTCGATACGCTCAAGTGGATTATCAACAACAATGAGGTCGACGATAAGGGCAAGCCGATGGTTCCCGCGAGCACTAAGCTAGATGCTGCTAAGTTCCTTGTTGAGCATGTGGTTGGTAAGCCGACGCAGCGGATCGAGTCTGATGTTTCGGTCAAGCTTCAGGGTATTCTGGGCCAGGTCATGGTCAACCCGAGCGAGCTTGGTGCGGGATCGCAATATGAACTGGCGCACTATCCGGGGATCACAATGCCTCTGGCAGTTGCAGCAGATGATGACGACCTGATAGAAGCGGAGATTATCGATGAGTCCTGACGACGTTTGCGGAGTTTGTAATACAACCCGCGAGAATCATGGCGACAAGAACCACCAGTTTAACATTGAGGGGGATCTTGTAGAGCTACCTAAGCCTCAACCCGCTCAGAATACCCCGCCTCGAGAACGAGGATCTTCCACACCCGAAGCTGCTGATGTTCGAGCACTTAAGACCGCCTTTGCGGCGTTGGTGGAGGTTCTTGCCGAGAAGTCTATCTCTTTTGATGGAGTGAATCGACCGATCCTGGATTCCAAGGACATCATAAGGATCTTCAGTGCCTCTTCCTCCTGAGGGGGCAGTGCATGATGCAATGCGCGAAACGGTGCTCCGTAAGGCGCCTAGGGAAGCCGTAGGATTGCTCACGAATGATGGCCGCATCATTGAGCTTAGTAATCTAGCAAGCGATCCGGGGATAAACTTCGAAATCTCGAGGGCTGAGTTACTCGAGAAGCTTACGGGGGAAGAGCTTGAGGAACTAACTCTCTGGCACTCTCACCCGAGCGGAGGTGTGGGACCGAGTCGGACAGATATGCAACAGAAGATTCCGTTTGTTCACCACCTCGTAGTAACAATTGTAGACAACGACCTAGTATACACGTACTATTAGTCGTTCCGTGAGCCTGTGATAATATCAGGAGAAGGAAAGGAGACGCAACATGACTACACCTGATGAAGGTGTCACGATCAATGTCGAAGTCAACGGTGTCGAAGTTGCAGAAATCGACGCAGATGACATCCTCGATGGCGATGAATACGACGGTGTCGAGGGCCAGTTCGGTATCGCTGAGGACGCTGAGGTTGATGAAACTGAAGTGGACGAAAATGACGAAAACTGGGGGCCGTGATGGTCGCTGCAACCACAAAGAAGTATTACAACTTCAACCCGGCTTCATACCAGCGGTTCGGGGCCTCTCGAGGTACTCGTAAGCATCGAGGTACTGACTTCGCTCACGGGAATGGTACGTTAGTTCCTGCGCTGATCACCGGTCGAGTCGTGACCAAGAATGTGCCGGCAAGCTGGCACGGGTTTGGATATCAGATCGTTACTGAGGGAAGCTTCGGTGGGCGGAAATATCGGGTATCCTATGCTCACGGAAGCAAGGCTCAGCCGGCTAAGATTGGAGTCCTCATTGACCAGGGGGATTTCCTCTCTACTGAGGGTCGAACAGGTGCGACTGATGGACCCTGTTGTCACGTAGAGGTCTACGACATCACAGCCAAGAAGTTCATCGATCCGATGATTCTGGTCAAGAAGGTGCTTACTGCGGGCAGCGTTGCGGGTAATCCTCGCCCTGCTACTGTTCGACCGGGAATGAAAGGCTCTACGGTCAAGCGGATGCAGGTTCGCCTTCGTGCTAAGGGCTACAAGATCACAGCCGATGGTATCTACGGTCGTAAGACTCTAGCTGCTGTCAAGGCATTCCAGAAGAAGAACAAACTGGTAATAGATGGCATCGTTGGTCCGAAAACCTGGGCCAAGCTCGGCTACTGAGGGAAAGTAGGGAGCGGGTGGTAATTGACCTGGCAGATCTTCAGTGGTGGCAGGCATTTCTAGCTATCATAGCTGTCCTAGGTCTATCACCCGCTCCTTGGCTCCTCGGTATGGCCATGGGTAGGATTCAGTTCACTGCTACGGCTGAAGCGAACTATGAAAAACGAGCCACGGTTATTAAAGAAGGTTTCGACGCTCGCGTCGTTGACTTGAAAGATGCCCAGCAGGCTACAGTTCAAGAATTGATAACACACCATAGAGAAGTCTTGGGAATCCAAGTAGAACGATATGGTGAGATGAAAGCCTCCCGTGATGGTTATAGAGAGGCTACAAAAGAAGAACGCAGGCGAGCCGATAAGGCTACTGAGAGTGTCTCCGATATCGCTGACGCCCTAAAGGCTACAAACCACGTTCTTACCTCTATTAACGAAGTCGCTGCCGAGAGGGAGGTGACACCGTGAACGAATACGAGGACATTGATGAGACTACAGACGGACCCGATCTGCTGAGGGCTCAGAAGGCCCTCGCTGATGCTAAGCGTTCACAACGTCAAACTGACAAAGTAGTCAGTGAATCAAGAGGTGCTCTTAACACCCTGAAAGAGCTACACACTGAGAACCACTTTACAGATAAGCTTCGTTTGATTATCAGGGGAGTAACATGACATCCGAACAGATTAACGACATCGCTAGTTATATCGCACTAGCAGCAGGGATCCCCATCTTCCTATTCACCTTTGTATATGGGGTGGGTTCGGGATGGTGGAGGTCATGGTTAGGGCGGATATTCTTCTGCTCAATGCTTTCTCTGACCTTCCTCTTCGGCATGATTCTGGCTCGCCGATGGTTCGACAAGTTCTTCGGTTACGAGTGGGTAGCTGTCTTTGTATATAGTTTCTTCTTCTCCTCGTTTACCGCACTCCTAATTATGCTGTTCATCGAACGGCGACACAGACCTCTGGAAATAACACTCCTGAGGAACACGGGGCATATCCCCATCATTGTAACCGTAAAGGAAGGAACAGACCATGAAGCGGATAGCTAACTGGTTTACCGCCGAACGACGACAACAGATCCAGCTCTTCCTCGGAAGCCTGGCACCGCTCGCCATCCTCTTCGGATTTGGCACGGATGGTGTCTGGGAGCAGGTGCTGATCGTCGCTGGTGCGGTCATGCAGTTCGCTGCCTCCCTGCTGTCGCTGATCAATGTTCGCGTTGCGGACTGGGCGACACAAGGCTGGGCTATCGTCCGAGGCGCGATCTACGCGCTTGCCACCGTCGTTTCTCCTGCCCTGGTACTTCTGGGCTTCTACGGCGAGGATACCAACGCAAGCATTCTCATGGCGGTCTCTCTGGGCCTATCTGCCCTGTCGTCCCTGGTCGCCATCTTTGCCAGCGGGCGACAACAGCTCGCCAAAGTAGCCTAGAGGAGGTGTGGGGGGCTTCGGCCTTCTATCTTCTGGCCCGTCGCTGCCGATTCGGGAGTCTTGGTGGCGGCGGGTCGGACATGTCCTTTGTAGTCAGATTCCTTGTCGGTCTGATACCCTATGCTCATACTGAGACTTCAAGTGAGGAATGCCAATGCCTGGTTTCGGGAAAGTAGTAGGTCGATTTCTAACCCCCGTCGTGGATACTGACGACCCTGATACTTATCCTGACTTAGTTCCTCTAAATGGTAGGATTACCTTCCTCCTCAATGTCTCTCGAGTAGTTGAGGCTACAGCTTCTCCCGATCCAGTTGTTTTGGCTTCCACACCAATTGTTGGTATTCTTGACGAAGATGGCTATCTTTGTACTCCTGATGCTGTGAACGCGCCGGCATATCAGGGACTTTGGCTAGTAGCTACGGATGATGACGATCTGAACCCTACTGACATGCAGTACTCGGTTACCTATGCTCTAACCGTGGGATTGAATGGGCCTCCTGCCCCTCTTCCAACACACAATCTTGCTGTACTCGAGGGTGAGACAGTAGATCTGGCGCTGGTTATCCCGCCAGATAGCGCTCCGCCAATGGGGACTGCGGCGGCAGAAGCAGCAGCGGCAATCGCGGTTGCAGCTTTGGCGGAGATGGTGCAGAGTGATGATATTAGGCACATCGTGGTAATCACACAGAGTGCTTATGACGCGATGACCCCTCCTCGTCCCTCTGATATCCTATACATCATAACCTCCTAGGAAAGGGTATAACAATGCCACTGGATGATGCTGCACTGCAGGATGCCGGTAACGCCATCGATGCAGGTATCTCGCACATGCGCCTTCACTCTGCCGATCCTGGTTCGGGTGAGACCAGTGCCCTGGGCTCGGGTCGAATTGCCTGTGCATTCACTTCGGATGCGGATGGTGACCTAACGCTCGACGCCACGGTCAACTTCACGGGTCTCGGCGCGGGCGCGACGGTTGCCTATGTGACTCTCTGGAGCGCATCGACTTCCGGCACCCGTAAGGGCAAGTTCGCTGTCACCGGCGACTCCACGGCGAACGCGGCGGGCGAGTACTCGATCACCGGACTTACGATCACGGGTACCGCTTCCTAAGAAGTCCTCGCTGACGCATAGTCTGGAGGACTCATGGCCCGCGTAACCCCTACGCCGTACCTCACGGGGGCTACAGCTGGTTCGTGGACGGGAACCTCGATCACCGTAACCACACCGGCAACACCTGCGGGAGGATGGAAGACCACTGACTGTATCGTGGTCGTCTATCGAGGTAATGTCCAGGGAGCTAACCCAGCAGCTAACGCAAACTTCACTCGACGAGCTGAAGCTCATACCAACAGTGCTGACGCTCGTACTCGAGGTATTTATGCTCACATGGTCACCTCAGGCGAGGTTTCTGGTGGCGTAGCTTCAACTTTCTCCTTCACAGGTGCCTCTGGTACTCAGACTCGGGGTAGCTGGGTAGCTTTTGTTCTGCGTGATGTAGATCCGACTTCGCCTGGTGTAGGTGACTCGACAACGGGGTCGAACCCATCAGGTACTACTGTCCGAACCTCGATTTCCAACGTTACGGCGATTCCTGCCTTGCTTATCTCGGCCTTTGGTAACGAAGTTACCTCGCCGAACTCGAGCATTCCGACTACAATCCCCTCGGGCTTCACTGTAATCGCCAACAACAACAACCTTCTGGATGTCAATAGTACTACGGGTACTCGCACAACCCTTTGGGTCGGATACAAGGCGGCTTCAGCAACTGGCGCAACAGGTAACATTGACCTGACATGGGCGAGCCTATCGGGTAACTGGACTGCTACGGCAGCATTCTATGGAGCTGATGTTCCTGGGCAGGGTTCAGCTTCTGGAAGCTATAACTTCGCTGATGGTTCAGTAACAGGTAAGAGGGTTCCCAAGGGTACTGCCTCTGGCAGCTACGAGTTCTCAGGTACGGCAGTTGGTAAGCGGACTCCTAAGGGCTCAGCATCTGGTAGTTATGCATTCGCCGCATCTTCAGCTACTGGCGATGCCCCAGATGCCCCCAGCATTCCTGCTGGTACTGCTTCTGGTAGTTATGCATTTGCTGCCTCTGGCATCATGGGAAAGCGCACCCCAAAGGGCTCAGGTAGCGGAGGGTATGACTTTGCCGGTACAGCTACTGGTAAGCGCACACCTAAGGGTACCGCATCCGGAAGCTATAGCTTTACTGGAACGGCGACCGGTAATGCCAAGCCTAAGGGTACGGCAAGTGGAAGCTATGCGTTCGCCGGGTCTAATGCTACCGGCAAGCGAGTCCCTAAGGGTTCTGGTTCTGGAGGGTTTGCTTTCGCTGCCTCCGGTATTACCGGCAAGCGGACGCCTAAAGGTAGTGGCTCGGGAGGCTATGCGTTTGCGGGGACTGCAGTTGGTGAAAAACCAGAAGTACCAGGTTTCCCATCCGTAGCAGCTGTTCTTGCTCAGCTCGGCGGTGCAACGATGGGTCACCGAGACCTGGGCGTACCTGACGCTTGTCAGGTTGCATACCAACAGATGGTTGATCTTGGCCACGGCATTCTTGAGTTCTCATGTGGGTTTACGAGTGATAACGTACCCTTTGCTCTTGGGCAGCAGTACCTAGATACTCAGAGCCAGATCACGGGCAATGTTGATCCTAAGACGATGACCTGGGCTTATTTATCCTCTCATTATCAGATTACATTGAATGCTGGCGGAAACCCCCAGCCTTACTACAAGCTCGAGGATGCAGTTCAAGACTTCCCGAACCATGTCTTTGCCGTAGACTTTAAATATGGCATCCTCGATATCTCACGGTATGCTAATGCCATGATGGATATCCTGGATGACTATGGTGGACCGAACCGGTTCATCATTAAGTTCGATTCGCCGGGGGCCACGGCATACGCTGACCTCGCTCGCTCGCGGGGATATAAGACAATGAATTACTGGGGTACTGATACCTCAGCTATGGCTTCGGAACAGTCTCACTGGGATATCATTGGCGCAAGGTTCGATAACTCGACGGCTATGGCTCAGGCTAACACATATGGCAAGCCGGTGTGGGCATTCCCCATTGACTCTCAGGCGAACTACACGACGGCGATCTCCAACGGTGCTGACTTGGTCATGGTTCGGAGTTCGAGTGTTGCAGTTGTACCCTGGGCTGGTATTCCCGCCGGCGAGGCAACTGGTAGTTACACCTTTGCTGGTACCGCAGTAGGTAAGAGAACACCAAAGGGGTCAGCCTCAGGCGGATATGCGTTCGCGGGTACGTCGACAGGGAAACGCACGCCTAAGGGCTCCTGTTCAGGAGACTATGTCTTCTCAGGCACAGCTTCTGGCTTTAGTCCCATAGTTGGGGGTAAGTTCGGTCAAGGTTCGGGTGGTTATAACTTCGCCGGTGTTGCCATAGGTAAGCGAACCCCGAAAGCCGCCATTACCTCAAGTTACGACTTTGCCGGTATCGCTGTAGGCAGCAAGGCACAAGGGGGAACAGCTTCAGGGGCATACACCTTTGCAACTACTTCCGTAACTGGTAAGAAAGTAACTCAAGGCTCAGCATCTGGAGGATATGCTTTCTCCGGGACTGCAGTGGGTAGTGCACCGCCAATTGGGGGAGATCAGCCTTTCCGACTCGGCGATGATATCGTAGTCTTGAAACTTGGCGATGTCTCATTCCACATGGAGGTAGGCGATGGATAGCAAATTACCAGACCGTTCGGAGTATGAAGGTGGCGGCGTCATGCCAAACACCGTCTTTCCCAAAGGTGCTGATGCTCTGACTGCGAGCGACAAGCTGCGGCTTCAGTCAATCACGGGGCAGGAAGAAGACTCGAGAGCGCCTGTCGATCCCTGGTTTTGGCAAGGCGGGGATTACTCATCGACCGCACTCGAAGGTGTGGAAGCTGATAGGCGTGCCCGTCAGGCCCGGAATTCCGAACTTCGTCGGCAAGAGGCCGGGCGATATAGAGAATCTCGTGATTGATCGACGCACCAATCATCATATAGCATGACCTCAGGAATGATAGGATCGCTTCCTAATCGCTTAACGCATCGCGCATGATCGATTGCTCGGTCGCACATTGAGGAGTCACCATGACCGTTCTTCCGGAAGGCAAAGTCTTCCGCAAGGATGTGTATTTCCAAAAGACCGGCTATTCTCCACACGACGGTCAGCGATGGGTGCATTATGATAACACTCGTCACCGGGTTCTCAGCAATGGGCGACGATGGGGTAAGTCATTCTTCGGTGGCAAGGAGATTGAGTGCATGGCGTTCATGAGGAACTTCCTCGGTGAGCCCATGCGCGGTTGGATCATTGGACCAGAATACACTGATGCTGAGAAGGAATTCCGCATCATCTACAACACATTCAAGTCATTGGACATCGACAAAGTTTCAACCAAGTTCTTGGCCAATGTTGAGAATGGCAATATGCATATTGCTACCAAGTGGGGCTTTGATCTTCAGTGCAGGTCTGCACGACACCCAGAAAGCCTAGTCGGTGAAGGTCTTGACTTTGTGCTACTGGCCGAAGCGGGGCGACACCGACGTTTCACGTTCACAGAGTATGTCCGTCCGGCGCTCTCAGATAAGCGCGGTATCTCAATGATGAGCGGAGTGCCTGAGGACGCTAACGATACCAACCTCCTTTACTGGGGTTATACTCGAGGGCAGGATCCTCGATTTACTCAGTGGAAGTCTTGGCAGCTTCCCTCTTGGACTAATAACGTAGTTTTCCCGGGTGGTCGTGATGACCCGGAAATTGTCGAGGCTCGCGAGGATCTGACTCAGGATGAGTTTGATCGCCAATATGGTGGCCAGTTCATCATGCGCCGGGGTCGAGTTATGAAGGAATGGGACGACGACCTTCACGTCCGTAACCTTGAGTATCGATATGACTGGCCCCTCTTCGCTGCTGTCGACTTTGGTTACACCAATGACTGGGTTTGGCTTCTAATCCAGATCGATCCCATGACTCACAATGTCTATGTGATTCGGGAGCGACGCTTTAAGCTTCGTGATACTGAGGACATTGCCAAGAATGAGCTTCTGCCTGATGTACTGACGCATAAGGTACAAGCAATCTACGTCGATCCCTCAAGTCCAGATGATGCCTCGATTCTGCGCCGGCATCTTCGACTTCCCACACGAAGCAATACTGGCGGAGAAATCAAGGTTCGCCTTGAGCTTATTCGTTCCGCTCTAAAGACTAGGCCTGAGTCACTACCTGAGGATCACCCAGAGCGGGTACCTGGGCTTGTAGTTGATGAGTCTTGTACTCAGCTTATTTGGGAGATGCGAGAGGGTTACCGCTGGCCCGATAGTCACAGCGACTCTAAGAACGCTAGTGAAATTCCGCAAGATGTAGATAACCATGGACCTGAGGCACTGGGACGGTTCTTCAAGGGACACATGGAGCCATTCTCTTCCGCTGGTAGGCATGCGCGCCAGGGCAGGGTTCGTACAGCTAGGAGGCGCGCAGCATGAGCGAACTGGACTACAACCAGTGGTCCACGGTCAATGCATTCGTGGGAGCAAGTGATCGGCCGACCTGGATTCCCGAAGAGGATCGGCTTCGTATCGCGGCGTACACCAAGTACGACCAGATGTACTGGAATGACCCGAAGCAATATGCTCTGCGCGTGCTCGAGGGAGAGCAGCCTCTGTATATTCCCAATGCTCGAGTAGTTGTCGATACAACTGCTTACTACCTGATGAAAGGTCTTGAGCTAGTAGTTCAAGAGGGGAACGACAAGGATAAGGAAGTACTTGATAACTTCCTGAAGCGCGAGGTCTTCTACTCACGATTCAACACAGCTAAGACGACGGGTGTTGCTCGAGGCGACTGGGTCTTCCATATGACCGCGAACCCCATGAAGACTCAGGGTACTCGCATTGCGTTGAAGCCCGTTGATCCCAGTATGGTCTTTCCCATTTACGACATTGACGAGCCGGATAAGATGATTGGCTGTCACATTGCAGTTCAGTACTGGCTTCCTGAAGAACCCGATAAGACTCGTGCGCGAGTACTAACATACAAGCTTGAGGAGAATGGCGAGACTCGTCGCGTTAGTCGCCAGGAGATTATTTATGAACTTGAACCAAAGTGGTATGGCTCTGAAGCTAAGGCTGTTCAGCAAGTCATTCCGTTTGGTTACCTAGACCCGCGCATCACTGCGATCCCCGTATACTGGTTCAAGAACAAGAGTTGGGACGGCGAGGACTTCGGAAGTTCCGAACTTCGTGGTCTTGAGACAATCCTCCAGACTATTAGCCAAGGTGATACGGACGTCAGTGCTGCGCTGGCTCTTGAAGGACTCGGGGTTTATGCAACTGATGGTGGTCGTCCCGTTGACGACTCTGGTTTAGAAACTGACTGGGAGGTTGCTCCTGGTCGAGTGATGGAAGTTCCTTCGGGTTCCTACTTCCGTCGAGTCGAAGGCGTTACATCCATTACCCCAGCAACTGACCAGATCGACTATCTCGAGCAGAAGATGAACGATGCTGCAGCTCTGAGCGATGTTGCTCTGGGTAAAGTCGATGCTCAGGTAGCACAAAGCGGTATCGCCCTTGCTATTCGATTCCAGCCTACTCTTGCTAAGATCGAACAGAGAGATCGAGCCTGCATCGATGTTCTCACGCAGATGTTTTACGACTGGAAGACCTGGCAAGCCGTCTTTGAGCAGACGACTATCACGGGTGATATCATTCCGGTAATCGGAGACAAGCTCCCGACAGATCGCACCGCAATGGTGAACGAACTCAATAACATGAAGGACCGCGGCATTATCCCAGATCAGTACTACCGGGATCAGATGGAAAAGCTCGGGTATAAGTTCCCGAAGGATATCCAGAAGCAGCTCGACGCCGAACAAGAACGCAAGGTCGAGAATGCCCGCGCCGCATTCCTCGCTACTGCACCGAATGGGGCAGGAAACGGGGTCTCAGATTCCTCCGGTACAAAGAATAAGGATGAGACATCCTCCAAAGCCGGGGACACGCTACCTTCCAGTGGGAATGGTAGCAACAACGCAAAGAAACCGAATGAAAGTTCGGGGACTGAAGCAAAATGATACGCGAGATGCGTAGAAAGGCATTACCATGAAGAAAGGTACTCTCGACCTTCAGCTACTGGAGGAGCTGCTTCCGGCAGTCATCTTCGGTGCTGAGGGCGATGACGACGGGAGTCCGGGTGACGGCGAGTCAGGCGACGACGGCGATGCGGGAAGCTCTGCCGACGACGATAATGACGACGATGGTCAGAACGACGACGACGACGAAAAGAACAAGGATACTGATGGTCTGAAGTCCGCACTCCGTAAGGAGAGGGCTCGCGCCAATGCCGCCGAGAAGGCGCTCAAGGCAAAGACCAAGGCTGAAGAGGAAGCCAAGCTCGCTGAGAAGACAGAAATTGAGCAGGCGCAGACTCGGGAGCAGCAGGCAAAGGATCGAGCTGAGAAGCTCGCCACTGGATTGCTTCAGAGAGACCTCAACGATGCCATCCGCCAGGCGGCCAGGGATCTGAACTTTATCGACGTTGACGATGCCGTGCAGGGTGTGGACCGCAGTTCGCTGGTCTGGACCCAGGACGACGATGACCCGACAGACATCGTGATCGACACCAAGTCGGTGGAGCGCGAAGTCAAGAAGCTCGCTACTAAGAAGTCTCACTTCATCAGGTCTGGCACCGACGACGGTGAGCCTACGGGTTCTCAGTTCGGTGGTAGCAAGAAGAAGAAGACCACCCAGGATGATGAACTCAAGAAGAAGTATCCTGCTCTTCGTGGTACCGCTTAACCTCTCATCCATTCCACACCAGGAAGGCCAAAGAAATGGCACGGTACGACAAGTACGAGCCTATCGCCGGTGGCTTCCGCGCACGCCTCAACGCTGCGCTGACGCTCACTGCCGGTAGCATCGGACCCGTCGCGGTGTCGCTCAATGGCACTGGCAAGGTGGTCGTGGGTACGGCAGGCCAGTCGGGTCTCGTCGGCATTCTCGTGAAGAATGTCGCCAAGGGCCCCGTCGGACCGTGGGGCACTAGCCTCAACGGTGGCACGCCGAACGCTTACGCCCCAGTCGGTGCTCAGGCAGGCGACGTCGTCGACATCATGACCAACGGAGAGATCGTCGATCTTGACCCCGCGGTCTTCGTTGCTGGAACGCGTTGGTACGCCAATGCTGACGGCACGCTGACTGACACCGCCGGTGCCGGTGACATCGCTATCGGTTGGACGGTAGAAGCGGGACGACTCGTCGTCCGGGTCGCTGCTGCCGGCGTGATCGAGGAATAAGGGAGATCAGGAAATGGCAAACGCAGTTTCCGCTCAGCAGCTGATGGCATGGCTGCTGGACGACAGCCCCACTGACCTTCACATCTTCGGTCAGGAACAGGGATTCAATGAGCGGGCCGATGTCGTTCAGGCGGCGGATGGCACCGACCTCAACGATTTCTGGAACGAGGTGCAGGAGACGATCCGACTTCGGAACGTCGACCGCTCCAGCCTCATCGATCAGCTCATCTTCCGGGTGACGGGCCTCTCCGAGGAAGTCCAGCCCCCGAGCGAGGTCGAGTTCGAAGAGGCTTCTGAGTATGGCCAGCCGGTCGGTATTCGTGGGACTGCCACTCGGCTGTTCCGCGGGTACGACTTCAAGTTCTACGACCTGGCAGTCCGGTACACCTGGATGTTCATCGCCGAAGCCGACCGTCAGCAGCTCGAGCTCCACAACAACATGGCTCTCGAGGCCGACATCAAGCTGACGTTCAAGAAGGTCATGCAGCGACTCTTCAACCCCCTGAACTCCAACGGGTTCACGGACAAGAACGAGCCGGTCACGGTCTTCGCTGCCTACAACGCGGATGGGGAGGTGCCCCCGACGTACAAGCAGAACACGTTCTCGGGCTCGCACAACCACTACCTCGTCTCGGGCAACACGGCCGTCACGCCGACGAACGTCAAGGCTCTCCAGACCGCGCTCGAGGAGCACGGCTATGTCATTCAGCGGGGCTACAAGCTGGTCCTCTGGGTGAACAAGGTCGAGGCGGACCTGATTAAGCAGTTCCGACTGGGTACGGCATCGGCGGAGTTCGACTTCGTTCCGAACCCGGCTCTGTACAACGGCAAGGTCTGGGTCCCGAACAACGGCTCGTACATCGGAGGCCCCGAGGGGGTTGTCCCGGGTGAGATCGGTACTTATGGACCGTTCCATGTGGTCCAGGAGGACTACATCCCGGCCGGCTACCTGGTCGCCGTTGCAACGGGCGGTGCCGACAACATCTCGAACCCGGTGGGCCTTCGTGAGCACACGAACCCGGCCTATCGTGGACTCAAGGTGATCCCCGGTCAGCGGAGCGACTACCCGCTGATCGATTCCTTCTACCGCCGAGGCCTCGGTACGGGTATCCGCCACCGCGGTGCTCTTGCCATCATGCAGGTGAAGGCATCCGGCAACTACGCGGTGCCCGCGGCATACGCGTAAACCGCACTGGGGGGTCTGGGTTAGTCGCCTGGGCCCCCCACACCCGTCCGCCATTCAACTTAGGAGAAGAACATGGCAACCGAACCTGAAGCTGGCGACGAGATCGTCACCTTCGAAGATGCTGACGGCAACGAGATTTCCAACGACCCCCGCTGGCATGCCAAGCAGGTCATGGCTGCGACTGGAGTCAATGTCGACGATCTTCAGGCACAGATCGCCAAGCTGACCGCAGAGCGAGACGCCGCACTTGATGCAGCGCACACCTCAGGGTCGCAGGCTGGCGATGCCGGAGACGCGTCAAGCGACGATGACGACAAGACCTCCGATGATGGCGACGAGTACGACGCGCTCAATGGTGCCGACCTCAAGAAGCTCGCGGGTGATCGAGGTGTGGATATCGCTGGCATGAAGAAGGTCGGCGAGGTTCGTGAGGCCCTCCGCGCGGCCGATAAGGCTGCGGCTGAGTAATCTCCATGGCCACCTACGCTGAAACGCAGCATGTTCGCCTTATGCTGGGTGAACCAACAGGAGACGATAGCCTGTTCAGCGATGAAACTATTAACGGGTGGATCGATGCAGCAGCTAACCTGGATGCTGCGATTCTTCAGGGATGGCGAGCTAAGGCAGCCCATTTCGCAAACCTGGTCAATGTGACTGATGGTGCGGCATCACGCGAGTTCAGCGATCTGCTGGATAATGCAGCAGCGATGGTTAAGCAATACACCTCGCTTGCTAGAGGCCCTGCTGCTGGCCGCACACGAGTTGGGAAGATTGTACGCCAGTGAACCCTATCGAGCTCAAGATGCGTCATAAGAACGTCAAGGCATTTATCGACGCAGATAACATTGAGCTGGTGTTGGTTCGGCCTGCAGAACCCGAGAAGACACTTGCGGGGGGATGGGTAACTGACTCGTCTCCTGAGCCCCTCCCCTCGCAAGTAGCACGCATTGTTCATAATACCCGGCGGTACAAGAATGGCCTTGTCAACGCCGAAGCGGGCGATATCCCGAACACAGACTACCTCCTGATCTGCACAAACGATGTTGATATCCAAGTTAACGATACCTTTGTTTGGCGGGGGGATAACTACAGGATTACTGGCATCCACCCTTGGCGGATTGAATCCAAGCTCTGTTCCATGCTTTTCCTCGGACCGGATAACCGCGATGGCTAAGAAATCAACTATGATTCTGCAAGATGGGATCATAGAGTGGTATGATGGCCCAGAGTGGGACGATGTAGCTGAAGAAGTATTTAGCGAACAGGCCACTCATGTTAAGGAATCTGCCCAGTCCGGGGCTATCTGGGAAGATCGTACTGGGGATGCTCGAGCAGGACTTGATACTTTAGTAGAGAATGTTAATGGCGCAGTGACCCTTAGTCTCTTTCATACTGTAGACTATGGACAATGGCTTGAGACAATCCAGAATGGTCGTTTTGCCATCATCATGCGTACCTTGGAAGAACAGGCTAATATCGTCTTCCGAGAAGCGGTAAAGAAGATTAGCTTGGCTAGGGAGGGGGATCGAGTATGACCGTTCGAACTTGGGTCTATAGTCAACTTACCACCTTCCCGGGCTTGATTGCTCTAATCGGTAATGATAATCCCCGTGTCTATGCTAAGAAGACAATGACGTCTTCAATAGAACATCATCCTTACTTAGTGTATAAGCTGGGTTTCAAGGCGAATGAGGATCTCGCCGAGAGTATGCCTGATGATAAGGATGTAGCTCGACAGTTCTTACAGGTCTGGGTTCACGATTTCACTGATGGTGATAAAGCGGACTACATGAAGATCGATGAAGTACTTAAGCAACTCAAGCTTGCATTACACCTCCAAAGTTCGCCGGAAGATGGTATCATCTTCTGTAAGTACATTGAGACAAGCCAAGACCTCAATGATGATACACTGAATACCGTGTTCAAATATATGCGGTTTCAGTTGACCACTAAGGAGACATAATGGCACACGTGAAGTACACGGGTCGAGATGACCTGCGCGTCCTCGCAGCTAACGACCTGAAGAAGGCTGGTGTGGAGGGATTCCGAAGCACCGAGTTCGCTCAGGGAGTGGCTATCGAGGTGGATGCCGAGGTTGCTAAGGCCCTCCTCGACGAGGAGAACGAAGCAATCTTCGGTAAGTTCGAAGATGCTGGAGCTGATGTCAAGGCTGCCGATAAGGTTGCCAAGGCAGAAGCAAAGGCAGCAAAGAACGAAGCGGCGCCCGACGAGAAGTCGGCCGGCGGCGAGTAATCGCATATGCGATAAGGGTTTCCCCCTAGGAAGCGCTGGGAAGCACCTTAAATCGCTCAACGCGTGACGCGTGATAAATTACTCGATGTCAAGTCAATAGTCGCTTCAGGAGGCAGGGAAGATGGTAGAACAACTTCGCTGCGAGGGTACCCTACACGGGGTCCTATCTGACGATCACATGGCCCTAGAAGTTAAGTGCCATCATCGTCGATGCGGATACGCTAAGGGCATCATCGTCCTCCACACCTTCGATCTGGCGACCGGTCAGCTCGTACAAACCCGGAGGTTCCGAGAACCTCAACCACGAAAGGAATGACATGGCACTCGCAGCATATGCTCTGCCATTCGGACTGAGGCAGGTGAAGCTCGTTCCGCTCGATAACGCGGGAGCAGAGGTCACCGCGAGCGCAGTCATGCTCCCCGCTTCTCGCACGTTCTCCTTCTCTGAGGTGGAGGACTTCGAGTCGCTCGAGGGCGATGACCGAACGGTCGCCAGCCACGGATCCGGACCCACGGTCGACTGGGATCTTGAGGGTGGTGGTATTTCGCTGGATGTCTGGAAGGTGCTCGGCGGTGGTACCATCGCTTCGAGCGGAACTACCCCCAGCGTCGTTCGCACGTTCACGAAGAAGACCACGGATGCTCGTCCGTACTTCAATGCCTACGGTCGCTCAGTCAGTGACAACGGGGGCGACTTCAAGATGGTGGTCTATCGCTGCAAGGCGGATGGCGACCTCGAAGCCGAACTCTCGAACGGGTCGTTCCAGCTCACGAAGGCGTCGGGTAAGGGCTATGGCAATCTCGACGACGACCTGCTCTATGACTTCATCCACAGCGAGACTGCGGAAGCACTCGAAGTCTAATTGGTCGAGCGGGGGCGGAGGATCGAGCATGAGCTTCGTCCCCGCAAGATCAATGCGAGGTATCGGGGGTTGTTGCGTGATGTGATGCGTGCATTATACCCTTAGGGGGTATTGCACGCAACGCAATTCTCAACGACACCTCGATGACTTGCTCATCACAAACTAAACAAACAAGATCCCAGTGAGGACATCATGGCCGCAACACGCAAGGCGCAGGCAACTGCAGAACAACGCCGCATCTCTCAGATCGGCGACTTCAAGAAGCGCATCGGTGGAGTAATCGAACTCCCGAGCGGCTTCATAGTTCGCTGGAGGAACCCCGGAGGTCTTCGGGCCTTTCTCGCGAACGGCACTATCCCGAACTCCCTCATGCCGCTGGTGCAGAAGGCTCTCAACTCGAAGCAGGGTGTGGAAGAGTCAGAGGTAGTCGAGTTGATCCAGGATCCTGAGAAGCTTCAGGAGATGATGGCCCTTTACGACTCCATTGCCGTTCAGCTCATCGTCGAGCCTCGTATCCATGCCGTTCCTACTTGGGATGACGTCGAGGCTCACAATGCTAAGGCTGAGTCAGAAGACTTCAAGGTTGAGGTTCCCGAGGATCTTCGGTACGAAGACAAGCTCTACGTCGATGAACTTCCCGACGAGGACAAAATGTTCTTGTTCCAGCTGATGACGGGAGGGACGAAGGACCTAGAGACGTTTCGTCAGCGACACGAAATCGGCATGGATTCTCTGGCGAGAGTCTCAGGCGTTATCGGTCACCCCGTCGACACTTCTGGGACTGACAAGGGGTAGCTATGAAGCTTATTGCCTTGACCAAGCAATCTGGTACTTCGGCATCACCGTCGAAGCAGAGGTAGAAAAGGCCGGACAGAAGATGGATCGTAAGACTGCAGGAGTAATGGCTGCACGCAAGCGAGTTCTTACGAAGCTCATCGAAGGACCGGATGCCAAGGGATTGTACGCTGATCCCGCGGCACTGTTCCAGTAGTAAGGGGGTGGAATGTCAGGGTCTCTCGGTAACATTCGGGGGCAGTTAATCCTCGATGTTAGGCAGGCGCTTAACTCATACACTGCCGCTCGGCAGGCTCACATTTCCACCGTCACTGCTCTGTCAACTGGTGGGGGGGCGATCGCTGCTGCTGGGGCAATGGTCGCGGGTGCCGGTATCGCCATGGGTGCCGGCATCCTCACCGCCGTTAAGGCTGCTGGTGAGTTTGAACGTAAGCTTGATTACTTCACTGCTGTCGGTGGTCCCGACGCTGCAAAGAACTATGATGCGGTGCGGGAGAAGGCGCTTCAGCTTGGTCAGGACACCATCTATTCGGCGGATCAGATCGCCGATTCCTTTGTCGAGCTAGCTAAGTCTGGTGTCGGGGCTCAAGATATTATCGATGGCATTGGTGAGGGTGTTGCTGCCCTGGGTGCTGCTGCTGATATCCCCCTTGACACTGCAGCTAACATTATTACTTCTGCAGTTGCAACATTCAACCTTGGTGCAGATCAAGCTGTCGATGTTGCCAACAAGCTTGCCGGTGCAGCTAACGCATCGATTGTTGATGTTCAAGATCTAGGTGTATCGCTGAAATATGCGGGTGGTGTTGCTTCAGCACTGAAGGTTCCATTCTCTGATGTTAACACTGCTCTTGCAATCCTAGGTGTTAATGGTATCAAGGGTTCTACTGCTGGTACTTCACTTCGCCAGATTCTTCTCGGTTTAAATGGTAGTACCAAGAAAGCTAAGGATGCTCTTAAAGAACTGGGTATCATCACCGCAGATGGTGCCAATAAGTTCTATGACTCTGAAGGCCGGGCTAAGTCTCTTTCCGAAATCTTTGAAATCCTCGGTGATGCTACCAAGGACATGAGTGACCAGCAAAGGGTCGCTACGTATCAGCAAATCTTTGCTACTCGAGCTCTTCCCTCACTGATCGCCCTTACTAAGGCCGGAGCCGATGGCTTCGAGGAAATGTATGCGGAGATTAGTAAAACCACCGCCCTCGCAGTCTCCAGTGAACGACTTGACAACCTCAGTGGAGACATCGAGATTCTGCGCGGTAATATTGATACCCTGTTGATTGAGTCGGGGTCGGGGTTCCAGACCTTTGCTCGAGGAATAGTCCAGGGAATCACGGCTATGGTTCAGGCCTTTACTGACCTGCCTGCAGCAGTACAACAGACTATCCTTATCTTTATTGCGGTCTCTGCTGCGCTGCTGACTTTTATTGGTTTCGCTGGTATCATTTCGGGGTCTATCCTAAACATCATCGGTTTGGCTATTAGAATCGGTGATGCCATGGGTGGGCTTAGGGCTCTTATGAGTCCCCTAACCAAGGCCTTCCTAGGCTTCTTTGCCATCCTCAGGGCAAACCCCATTGTTCTTATCATTACCGCTATTGCAGCTCTCATCGGTTTGCTCTATTGGTTCTTTACTCAAACTGAAACTGGCCAAGGAATCTGGGCTCAGTTCATGGCCCTTATCCAGCAAGCTGCTCCCATCGTTATGGGCTTCTTTAGTCAACTTGCCAGTATTCTGATGGGTCTTCTTGTTCCGGCTCTTCAGATCATCATGCCCATACTACAGGCTGTTGGTCAGTTCTTCATGGCAATTCTTGCTCCTCTCCTCCCCATCATCACTACTGCACTGCAGGGTGTGGGAGAAGCATTCTCGGGTATAGGTACTAATGCTCAGGGGCTCGAGGGTATCGTTGACATTGTAAGTCAGGTGTTCAATGGTCTCATTACTGCCATCCCCATCATCATTACTGCTCTTGTACAACTGGTAACAACGCTGATAACAACCCTTGTTGGTATGGTACCGACATTGGTTAGTGGGGCAATTACACTCTTCACTTCTCTGATTATAGCTCTGATTACCATCCTTCCAATCCTAATCGATGCTGCCCTGAATCTCATAGTACAGGTTATCACCGCCCTGGTTGGCATGATTCCCCAGCTTGTACAGGGAGCTTTGACTCTATTCCAAGGAGTACTTACGGCAATTGTTATTGCCCTACCACTGATTGTTAATGGGATTCTTCAGCTCGTTGTTGCTATTGTTGGAGCTCTAGTCGGAGCCATTCCAATTCTGATTGAGGCAGCCATCCAGCTGTTCACTACACTTGTTGATGCTATCCCGGTCATCATTCCTCTCCTTCTTGACTCTGCTGTATCTATCTTTACCGCCCTTATCGGAGCAGTTATTGAGGCAGTTCCTCTGTTACTCGATGCAGCTATTACTCTCTTCACTTCTCTCCTTGAGGCCTTGGTTGAGATTATTCCGATGATCATTACAACGGTCATTGAACTTATCCCCACCATCATTGTAGCCCTGATATCTCTCATCCCCATCCTCCTGGATGCAGCGATTAAGCTCTTCATGGCTCTGGTGGAAGCTCTTCCGAAGATTCTACCTAGGCTTATTGACGCGGTTATTAACCTCATCCCGAAGCTGATTGGTGCTCTACTCGGGTTGATTCCGAAGCTACTAGAGGCTGCATTCAAACTCTTCATGGCCATTGTTCAGGCCATTCCTAAGATCATTCCTCCTCTAGTCAAGGCTCTGGTTGACCTCGGTACTCAGATCATCCGAGGCTTGATCAATGGTATTAAGGGGATGGCAGACGCAGTTATTAATGCTATCGGCGGAGTAGTTGGCGGGGCCATTGACTGGGCCAAGGGTCTCCTTGGTATTCATTCTCCTTCTCGAGTCTTTGAAGATATCGGAGTTGATACCATTACCGGGTTGATCGATGGTCTCGCTGGTGAGCAGCGAGCCCTTGACAACCAGATGGCTACGATGGTAGATTCGATGACTGACTTCTATAGCCAGGTCGATGCTGCTCGAGAAATGGATCTTGCAATGAGCCTCGGTACTTCTGCGGCCAATACCTCGGTTGGTTTGAATGCGAGTGCTACTGCTCAGCTTTCCGCTATGAATGCCACACTGGCTGAGATTGCTGCTAAGGATACCTTTAACATCGAAGAACTCAACGTCAACAACCCGGAGCCAGAGACCACTTCCAAGGCTCTGCCAGATGCTATTCGGGATACCGAGTTCCTGCTGAGTGGAGCATCATGAACATCACTGAGACTTACTGGTCAGTAGGCGAAGAAAGCCTCCACACCTTCGCTCGGTCGATCCAGTCGCTCAACGGGCTAATGGCGCCTCCGGAGTGCCGAGGGGAAGATGTGATGATCCCCTATCTTCCTGGCGAGGTATGGGTACCGAAGGTACCAGGGGCTCGTTACCTGAGCCTGGGAATCACACTGCTTGGCATCGACATTGACGACGTCGGGGGTACTCCTACTCAAGAAAAGTTCCAGAGCAACTGGAATGATCTCGTTAGACTTCTCTGGCGACCAGGTGAGCAATTCGCTCTGACCAAGCGGTTCTATGATAATGGAGAACTTCGAACTGCTACTGCTTTAGTCGAGTTCGCTGGTGGTATGGAACCTACCATGATGGGTCGTAATGGAGCTAAGGCCGTTGTAAAGCTGAAGCTCGCGGACCCTTACTTCTATGATGATACTTTGGTGACTCATAACTTGGTCAATGGGGATCAAACCAAGACGATCCGGGGAAATGCACCCACTCGTAATATCATCGTCACATTCAACGGCGCTCGTGCATATCCTCAGGTACGAATCAAGTCGCCTGGTATTGACCATCAGGTAGAATATCACAATGATCTGTCGTCAGGTGATGTTGCTACTCTCTACATTCGTGAGATGGAAGCAATCACTGACCCAGCAGCTACACCGGCATTCGATTCAGAAACTGAAATTCGTCACACTGGTGCACCTTACTGGCTTGAACTTCGACCGGGCGACAACGTGATCAATCTGACTTCGGACTCGGGAGCAGGTAGTGTACAGCTTCAGGTGAGAGGTGCTTGGACGTGAGCAACGAGGGCATCGAACTCGAGGTATACAGTCATTCTGACCCCACTCAGTATCTTGGCAAGATCAAGGCTCGGCAAGAACCTTCCTACCTTGAGCAACTGAAGGCAACGGGCAATGGGTCTTTTAAGGTCAATACCAACGGGAAGCAGATCAAGGCCCACCCGGAGCTGATTCATAACCGCGTAATCATCAAGCATGTTATCGATGGTGAAACCATAGGTGCTTGGATTCTTGACACTAGCACTAAGAAGATCATCTCGACTAATGAACATGGTGACGAGATTGCGCAGTATGCGGGTCCTGGACTCAAGGGTTGGCTCGAGGATGCATTTGTTCTTCCTGAGGGTGGTCTAAAGACTAGCTCCAAGGATACTCGATCCTTCTCCTTTGCTTCTAAGGATGGTGATTGGTATAACCCCGCTGACTGGAGCAATGTTACAGTCATGCACCGGGTTCACACTGCCAAGAAGCCCTGGGCTAACGGCCCCGACAAATGGCCTGAGGAAGCACTCAAGGCCCGCTGGGTGTGGAGTCAAGATGGTACAAGTGCGGCGACCCCTATTGGAACTTCGTTCTTCCGTATTCGAGTACCCATTAGTATTGCTGGTACTTATAGTCTCTATCTTTCAGTGGATGATTACTACACCCTTTACCTCAATGGCGAGGAGATTGCAAAGAGTGATCCAGAGGGTAGTGCATGGTTTGAAGCACGGAAAATCAGCCTCGACTTAACTACAGGTACTCACACCATTGGCATTCGTGCAACTACTAAGGGTGGTCAAGCGGGTATTGCTCTAGCTCTGTATCGAACAGTAGAGAGTATCGACCCGATTAGCCAGGGTACATGTACAATGAGTGCAAGTACCGATGTTATCACTAAAAACTCTCATGGCCTTAGCGCCGGACAGAAAGTCTTCTTCACCACAACGGGTAGTTTGCTTGCCGGTATTTCTCCGAACACTGATTACTATGTTCGAGCAACAACAACTAACACCTTTAGCCTGGCTAACTCTAGCGGTGGTCCTGCAATCGATCTGACTGGTACCCAGTCTGGGACTCATACGCTTTGGAAGGCTGAGGTACCTGAGCAGAATAAGCTTATTACCTATAGTGGTATGTCTGTTAGTGAACTTACCACTATCCGAGATGATAAGCAAGACACTGTTGATGAGCGCGAAGATTACTACACAGGACTTCCTGCTGGTAATAAAGACGGCACTGACGCTCAGAAGAAACAGTATAAGAAGAAGCAGGATGCTAAGGCTGCTTACCAGAAAGCAGTGCAGGAGAAGAACGCAGCTCAAACTGAACTAAACATCGCTACTGCTCAAACTGGTATTACTTGGAAGTGCCAGAATTACCCGAGCAGTGATCCCGGATGGTCACCGGGCGAGATTCTAATGAACCTCCTGGAGGAATCGGCTGCTCGCGGAGTGATGATGGCGGGTTTACTTACACCCACCTTCACAACTACTGAAGATTCTTATGGTCAGCCTTGGCTTGAAGCCATAGACTGGGAGTTTAAGATCGGTGAGTCTCTTCTCTCGGTAGCTGCTAAGATGGAAGAGCTGGTCTGCGATATCTGGATTGATCCGGCAGATTACTCGCTTCACATGGTGAATAGTCGAGGTGTCGACCGATCTGACTACGTTTACGACGTTGATGATATCACAGTACTTGAATCTCCCATTATTTTCACCCGTGGTAAAAACCTGAAGAATGCCACGATCAAGACTAACGGTAAGATCAAAAATACCTTGGCCATTAAGACTGCGGCAGGTTGGCAGGCAGGGATGCCTGATGACCCTACCTCCGTTGCTGAGTATGGGGTTATCGAGGGGGTTCTTGATACTGGTTCTTCGGGGTCGGTTTCAGGACTCCTTGCTGCTCGTATCTTCGCTGTTCAGGCTCAAGAAGAAGAGGGCGCACAGTACGAGGTATGGATTCCGCCCGAGGGCAAGAAGCCCGGGTCTCACTACGGGGTCGGTGACCTAGTTCTCGCCCCGGACAAAAATAACCTGTCAACAGTACGTCGTATAGTCAGCATCTCCTCGGTTGAAGCTGAGAACGGTCAAGCTGCGTATACGATCGAGTTTGACATTGTTTTCGCCAGCAGCGACTCCCGCTTCGGTATGATGTTGAGGAAGCTTGGTCAGGGAGGAGTCACTGGCGGTTCTGCGAATGGGGGAGGTTCCACACCCAGCAGCCCGACGATTCCGACCACCATTCCCGCGCCAGACTACCGAGAAGAAGTTCAGAATATCCTTGTCCGACCCGAGGATCTTGAAATCTTCAGCATCGGTTCTTGGTCTGCTGATGGCGTCAACGCGCTATCTCAGGTTAACATCGTTTGGGAACCAGTCACTGAGAATACTGATGGCAGCGAAGCCATTCCATTCTCATACACTGTCTGGGGTCGGCCGAACCTCGAGACTGAGAATGCCTATGTGATGTTCGCCGAGGTGACTGAGCCTAAGGCAGTTATCGAGGGCTTCGTCCCAGGAACTGAGTGGACATTCAAGGTTTACGCGGTCAACAGTTCGGGTAATATATCTGAGCCTTCTGAAGAAGTTCAGCACACCATGCTCGGCCCGACTGAGCCAATGGATGCTCCTGATACCCCGACTCTTAGCTCTAACAAGGGCATGCTCACTGTTACCTGGAATGGTAAGCTTGCCGGCGAGGACCCGCCTCCGCAGTTCCGATACGTCTATGCTGAAATCAGTGAGGATGGTAGTACGGGGTGGACTCGGATGGGAGCTGCCCTTTCTCGGGATGGACGCAATATCGCCATCGCTAACCTAGAAGTCAATGAGGACTATTGGGCTAGATTGGTTGCCGTCGATGGCATGGGAATCGCCTCAGCGCCGTCCTCAAGCGCCACAATTACGCTGACTGGCATCGACCTTGGTGACCTCGATGAGTCGATTGAGGAAGCAATAGATGCTGCTGAGGAAGCGGGCCTTGCAGCGCGCGAGCAGTTGAATATACTCAGCGACAACAGTTTCGAGCTTAATACTGAAGAGTTCTGGGATCTGAACACCGGATGCGTCAACAGTAACACTGATCCCCACTCGGGTGATCGCCACCTGATTGCCACATCTACCGGTAGTGACTTTGAAGCTTTTGTCTACCAGCGACCGCTTCCCTGCGAACCGGGCGATCAGTTCTACCTGCGGGTGTGGGTTAAGCCCGGGGGAACTTACGATGATGACGGCCTAACCCTCTCAGTAGAGCATGGCGAGGATGAGTCAACTACTGAAACTGAAGAGTTTGCCCCATCTGGAGAACTGACCTCTGGTGTTTATCAAATGGTATCGGGTGTTTGGTTAGTACCTGCTGACACCTATTTCTTCCGTCCTCGAGTAATGGTGACTGATGCAGTTGCGAGTCACACATACAAGATCGATGATATCCGCATGTATCGGATGACAGCTGAAGCTGACATTGTTAATGCGTCGATTACTACAGATAAACTTGCTGCTGGTTCGGTGGTAGCAGAAAAGATCCAGGCCGGGGCGATTGCAACAGAGCATATCCAAGCCGGAGCGATTGATACTGAGAAGCTTCAGGCTGACTCAGTTACTGCTAATGAGATTGCTGCTGGTTCTATTGAGGCTAACCACATTGCAGTCGGGGCAGTGCAGACTAGTCACATCTCTCCCGAGGTTGGTGGCGAGCTCAACCTAGAAGCCAATGACTCGATCCAACTGGTAGTCGGTCAGATTGCGGGTGTGGAAGATGACCTAAATGCCACCTCTGAGAATCTCGAGGAGATGCAGACCTATTATCAGTTCGGTACTGACGGGGCTGTCATCTCCAAGCCGGGGTCAGTATTTGCGCTGGCGCTCCGGAATGATACCATTGAGATGTTGGAGAATGGGCACGTTGTCTCTTACTGGAACTCAGGGGTTATGTACGTAGATCAGTTTGTCGGAGAGGTTGTTACTCTCGGTAATCACCAGATTGCCAAGAATGGTGATGGCACAGTGGTGAGGGCTCTGTAATGGTTACACTTAACGATGTCTTTAGTAATAGAACCGCTTATACTCTTCGACTCATCGTTACAGAGGGTACAGTCGATGTAGTTAATAACCGATCTGAGGCTGACTGGTCACTCCGCATCGTCGAGACTAGCGAGTATGGTTCATGGTCGAACTCCGCTCTGACTTGGTCAGTAAACATCGGTGGCCAGACTGCATCTGGTTCTGATACCTACGACTTCCGAAACTACGACTCACTGATTCTTGGTAGTGGTACTTTCTGGATTACTCACAACTCTGATGGTACTAAGACCATTAGCGTATCGGGTTCAGCTGGTGGCGGTACTACGATCGGTTCTGCTTCAGTTAGTGGTAGCCTTGCTCTAACCGATATCCCCCGAGCTTCCACACCGACATTCTCACCAACCTCGCCAGATGCAGGAACTTCGGTCACAATCAATACAAACCGGGCAAGCTCTTCGTTCACTCACACTATTGAGTATAACATTGGCTCTACTGGGTGGGTTACGATCGGTACTGGTATTGGGGCCTCGACTTCTTGGTCAATTCCTCTCTCGCTTCTTAATGAGTTTCCTAACTCGGCTACAGGGGCAGTCTCAATTCGTACAAAGACGTACAATGGGGCTAGCCTTATCGGTACTACCACCAAAACATTAAATGTCAAGGCGCCGACCAGCATTGTACCTGATTTCGGTACTGTGACTCATTCCGAAGCCACTACTTCTCCAAACGTAGCATCACTTGTTGGGGCTTATGTTCAGAATGTTTCTAAGCTTGCTCTGGCAATTACAAGTGCAGTCGGAGCTTATGGCTCTACGATCACCGGGTATAAGATCGAGGTCATGTCGGGTTCAACTGTACTACAGACTATTAATGCTGTCTCGGGTACTACTCCAGTTCCTGTTTCAGCTTCTGGTACAATCACCCTACGAGGTACTGTAACTGATTCTCGAGGCCGTACACATAGTGAAGATGTCACTACAACGTTCTTGGCCTATGCGCCTCCGGTGATTACATCACTATCCCTCGAGCGAGCCCTGTCAAGCGGGGTACCAGATGACGAGGGCACCTACATTCGTATGAATCTCAATGCCTCGGTGAGTTCGCTGGTTAACGGCACACAGAAGAATGAACTTCACTACCGTATGAAGACTCGTGATGCTGGTGGATCGACCTGGACTACCACTGCATTCGATGTTGATACTAATGCTCTGACATTCAACAGCTATGACAAAGCTGGAACCTATGCTGTTAGTGATTCCTTCGACGTCCTAATCGAGGTTTATGATATCTTCACCACATCAGCTGTACAGGGCGCAGTGCCCGTTGCTGCAGTCTTCATGCACTGGGACGGCTCGGATGGTGTGGGAATCCTGAAGTATCGCGAGAATGGGGCACTCGATGTAGGGGGTCGAGTTTTTAGTAAGGCTGCGGGGGTTAGTGGTCAAGTAGAACCTACTGGTTGCATGGTCATGTGGCCCATTAATACTGCCCCTGATGGGTGGTTATTATGTGATGGATCGGCTGTATCTCGTACTACTTATGCCGATCTTTTCGCCATTCTAGGGACTACCTATGGTACCGGGGACGGATCAACCACATTCAATCTTCCTAACTTCAAGGGTCGTACTCCCGTAGGTCGAGATTCGGGACAAACTGAGTTCGATACTATTGGCGAGACTGGGGGAGCTAAGACTCATACCCTAACTACAGCTCAACTACCATCGCATACTCATCCAGCAGCTGGCGGCTTTGAGTTCCTTGAAATTACTTCTGGGTCTAATGCTGTTATTAATACTACCCAAAGGGCTTTTCCCGCTACGGGCTCTTCTGCTTATTACATGTATGCTGATGGTCCCGATACTTTAGTAGAAGAAGCTGCAACGGGATCTGCTGGTAGTGGTTCAGCTCACAACAACCTTCAGCCTTATCTTACGGTAAATATGATCATTAAGATCTAACATAGAACGTGCCCCCAGAGTCCGCAGACTAAGGAGGCAGTTCCGCAACCCGGGTGATCAGCGCGGGGATTCAGCCGAAGCTAAAGCTCGATCAAAGCGTTCCCCTCCAGGCGCGAGAAGATCATATCATGCGAGCATCGATGCATCATCATCGAAGGACTGCCGATATCGCGCGCTCAGAGAGGGCCAGAATCGCTGTAATAGGGTGACGTCGAGTGATCAATGGGTGCGCGATATCAGGCGATTAGGAAAATCCCTACACGCAACCCTGCCCCTGAGGATCTTCCCGGGAAAGATCGGGAACTTGGGGTAGTTCCTCACTCAGGGGCAGGGCTACTAGAACTCGAGACGATCTTACTCGTCCTCGAGGTCCTCCTCGTCGCCCTCGGCCTCAGCCTCGGCAGCCTTCTTGGCAGCGCGCTGGGCCGCCTTGCGGTCCTTCAGCGCCTGGAGCTTCTCGGCCTTGTCCTGGTCGAGCTCGCCGGCTTCGTAGGCGTCGAGAATCGCGGCGACTCGTGCGTCATCCGCACCGTCGAACTCCCAACGGGCGCGGTTGCCGGCGACGATCTCGCGGTCGAGTCGACCATCGCGAGCCATCTTGCGGAGGAGGGTACGGAGGTCGCGCGTCTTGACGACCTTGCCGAACTTGACGTTGATGAGGTCCGCGACGTCAGCGACGCCGAATGCGGTCTCCTCAGCAACCGGGGCAGCCGGCTTAGCGGCGGGCTTGGCGGTCTGCTTCTTGGCAGGAGCCTTTGTTGCCATGTTGTCTTCCTTTGTTTCTTTGGGTTTCGTGATCAACCAGATGGTGACCACGGGGGCTCGGTTGGAGCGATGCAAGTACTACTTTACTATACTCACCCCATGCTGTCAAGGTGGAATGGGCATAAAGAGTACCTTGACGCGGCATGCTCGAGCTGATATAATGGGAGTATGCAAAGGCGAATTGAGCTTCTCGATACCTGTCCTAGCTGCAAGGCTAAGGGGCAGATGATTGTTGATATGGAGGTGGATATTGGCGTTGTACACCCGACTGTATGGTTCTGCAATCGGTGCTCCTTCACCAAGATAAACCATGGCTAGCCGATACCTACTCATAGAGTTCGATGATGAAGCCGCGGCGAACTCCTTACGCGCGCAGATTGATAATGCCACCAGGGCGGGGAAACGCTTCCGAGTCATCGGCTTCTTCGCTAAACCTCGACCACCCTACTGCCGGTGTGGAAAAGAGACAACCACAAAGGCTCAACCTTCAACGTTACGACGAGGTCGCAAGTTTGGATGGTACGTATGTACTGTCTGCAAGCGCCCCTCCTCTTCAATCTCGGGGTTGGTGAACTTGATTAAACCCTCTGATATCATTGACCCATCGTTGTATGATCCCATCCATACTCAGTATGGAACCGAGCCGCTGATGTCTTATCCATTAAGCCTCAGCCTACTGCCCAGACGGAGAGATTCCGACTAATGTCGTTTCCAGATAACTACATCGAACAGCCTAAACCTTGTATCAGTGGTTGGCCCCATCGGTTCTCTTCTATGGGTCATCCTCTCGCTCATCGATGCATCTACTGCCATCGGCCAAAGTGGGTAGAACAGAGGCCGGATCCCGAGCCCTATATCGCGAGTTCACTGCCCAGTGTCCGCTAAACTCTACAAATACAAGAAGAAGCCGTACCATCACCAGGTAGCGGCTCTAAAGGCCGCGCTCACTGCAGAGTCAGATGGCTTCGCTCTACTGATGGAGCCTCGTACTGGCAAGACCAAAGTCGCCATCGACTACATTGCCATCATGCATCAGTTCCATGGAATCAATCGGGTGATGGTCGCCGGGCCAACTGTCGTTATCGAGGTGTGGAAAGATCAACTCAAAGAGAACATGCCTTACCGGTATCGTTTAACGATCTGGAATCGTAAAGGGCGGAAAGAATATGCCCTACCTCCCTATGGCCAGGACATTCTCGACATCGTTCTAATTAACTACGATGCTTTCAGTGTTCCTGGGGCATTTCGAGTTCATCGATCCGGACCTAACAAAGGACAATACGTCGAGGTTGACGGAACTAAGGTTCGAGGACGAACCGGTGGTCGCTTCGACATGATCAAACAGTTCAAGCGTTGGCAGCCTCAGTTAATCATTCTTGATGAAAGCCACCGTATCAAGAACCCCAGCGCCAAGAAGTCGACAGCCCTCCACACCCTGGGGCCGTATGCGGAGAAGCGTATGCTTCTGACCGGTACAGTTGTGACGAAGTCGAAGCGACTCCATGATATCTACAGCCAATGGAAGTTCTTGAATCCTCAGCGATTCCTGGCTGAAGATGGCCAACCAATGAACCAGGGTGAGTTCAAAGCCCGGTATGGTCGGTTCCGTAACATGGGCAACTACGAGAAGTGGCTCGGTAATACTCATGAGGATGAACTCCACGAACTGATACATCGTGATGCCTTCAGTATTACTCGCGAGGAATGCTACGATCTGCCCCCCGTAACGCCTCAGATAATCCATGTCGATCTAGAAGAAAGTGCCGAGCCGTACGACCAGATGGCTGAAGATATGGTCGCGAGGATTCACTCTGGGGAGATTACTGAAGCATCGATTCGACTAGTACAACGACTTCGACTTCAGCAGATTACTTCGGGATTGGCAAAGACTTCACCTACCAAAGAGCACCCTAAGGGTCGCCTTGTGGTTATTGGTAGTGAGAAACTTCGGATGATTGAATCTCGGCTTGAAGATCTGATGGAAGCCGATGAGAAAGTAGTCATTGGGGCTCTGTTCAAGGGGGATATTGCTCGACTTCTTGATCTAGGCAAGAAGCTCAAGGTACCAACATTCTCGATCTATGGAGGGATGAAACAAAGTGACAGAGATAAAGCCCCTCGAGAATTCGCAAGAGTCCGAGGAGGAGCTATCTTTATCGGACAGCCAGCAGCTGCGGGCGAGGCTATTGATCTGTCGGCAGCGAGCATTCTACAGTGGTACAGTCTGCCCTCCTCCTGGGTGAACTTCCAGCAGTTCTCCGATCGTATCGCCCTGAGCGATAAACCTAAGTTCCATGAGTTCTATCTCGCACGAGGTACAGTCGATGAGCTCATGTATGAAACTCTCCTTGAAGACGGCGACGTCGGCAAGAAGATGATCCAGAGCCCAGAGCGACTACTCCGCCTTGGTCAGGTATTGCATCATTGACTCATTGACCAGAATTAGATATTATCTTTACATGGTCAACGAAACTAAGAAGTGCTCTACTTGTAAGGAGTCAAAATCGTTGACTGAGTTTGCTAAAGCATCTCGTAATAAAGATGGTTTACAGTACTCTTGTAGATCTTGTAACAATGAAACTCAAAGGAAGAGGCGAGCGGCTAACCCCTCGGTGGGTCAAAAACAGCATCATCGACAAAGACGTCGAAAGTATGGACTGACCCAGGAACAGTATGATCGTATACAAGATGAGCGAGGATTACCTTGTCCCCTTTGTGGTATTAGACCTAGAAGCACCATAGATCATGATCATAAGACTGGTAAGTTTCGCGGTCACATCTGCACATCATGTAACGTATCCATTGGTTTACTCGGAGACAGCATCGAGTCGATAACTAGAGTTTTACAGTATTTGACTGGAGAACTAAGAGAATGGTAGGATAGTCATGTCGGCCATAAAGGTCTACGGTATCGCCATTGGCGATAGTTTCATCGCTGAGGATGGACGACGACTGACCGTAGTGAAGTTTCTTACTCCAGAAAAGATGCACTTGCCCTGGTTGGCCAAGGTTCAAATTGATAACGGACTAGAAGCTGAAGTCGAAGTGAAAGACCTCAAGACAGAGAACTACCGAAGGATCCAAGAATGATTATCGTAGAAGGACCGGATGGGTCGGGTAAAACTACCCTCATTCGACAGCTTCAGGAACGATGGCCTGAGCTCGAGGTAGCCCCTCGGGTTGTGAGCAAAGATGCTGAGGCGATGGTCGACCTGAGGCAATGGGTCGATGACAATCTCGCTGAAGGTTTCCAGTATAAGATCTTCGATCGTCACCGACTTATTAGTGAGTTCATCTACGGCCCTCTTCTTCGTGATGCCCAGCAGCCAGGGTTCACCGACATGACCAACGTCTACCATTGGATGAACCGGATGGCTCAGATTCAGCCAGTTATCATCTACTGCATTCCGCCCCTCGAGATAGTACGAGCTAATGTTCTTCGAGACGTTGAGAACAAAGTTGTTCATAATCGGATCGATGGTATGTATACTGCGTATGTACATCGAGCAGCTATTGATCTGACCGGTGGCATCTTCAACACAATTGTCTACGACTACACCCAGCCGGGTGAAGATTCTGTAGCTATTTTTACCCCGTTTATCAACTATGCGAAAGGCAGGGCCGATCTTGGCTTCTAACTTCCATGACGTAGGCAACTTCCACGA